TTGCCTCAATAGGAAATCCATTAAAACTATTTCCTGCTTCTTGACGATAGATGTTGCCATTATAATCACCGTGAAGTACATACTCTACAGTGCCTATGTAACGAGAAGATGTGACGGAAGCACTAATACCCTTCACCCTAAACCATTCCCAAATAGCAGGGCCACCTTGTGTATTATCTCTAAGACATCCAATAATACCGTATGTCTCTTGGGTTGATTTAGTTGGGGAAGAGAAGAAGAACCTCACTTGAGATTTACTTCTGATGAGTACAGAACTCAATTCATCCATATCATTACTAGTGATTTCAGAGGTAACGAGCTGTTGAATTTTCTTAGAGACCGTTTCCAATTCAACGTCCCCGATACGAGCAGTACCTTCAATAGGTCTAAAGCCGTCTTGGGACAGGAACATCAAGTCACCATTGATTTCTTGAATACTATCAGCTGCAACACAACCGATATTACTAGTGACATCTTGAATAGAGAAATAACTAGTGTCCGCACCAGTACTATCAGTAGCTTGTTGAAGAATAATCTTCTTGATATTTGTTTCACCGAATACATACAGAGTATCACGGAAGGGGTAGATATTCTTAATTACGAATCCTACGGGCATTTGACCAGAACCAGAGGCAACAGTCCAATCATATCCAGCTAGAGGAGCAGAATAAACAACTAGGTTATTTCTAGCCATCCATAGTGTATTCTTGAACACTGTTACGAATTTAGGGTCATCGACAGCTTGGTTACCACCCGCATTAGCGAAGTCAGCTCCAGTTGCCGTGCTATCTACTTGAGTCCAATTAGTTCCATCCCAGATAGTCATCTTATTGACACCATCTACGAATGCGATTTCATCTACACCCTTAAAGTTATATAGTTTCCATCTGATGCGAGAGACATCAGTAGAGACCATCACAGGTTGACCAGCAATTACTGCCCAAGTCGTTCCTGTGTATTGATAGAACTTATAAGTATCACCAGATTTCTGTTTGCGGGCAACAATGATTTCATCACCATAGAAGGCTATAACAAGAATACGACCTTCAGCATCAACAGTATCAACGTTCTCAGCACCGGGACTTAGAGGTTGAAAGCCAGACAACCTACGATAACCACCATAAAGAGATGCTTCAAAGTTCTGAAGTTCAATACCACTTCCCGGTTCGTTATCAGAAAGTTGGATGTGATTAATGCTAGAGTTTAGACCTCCGACACTAATAACTTTCTGGCTTTCAATTTGCTCCATCATGTGTGATAGCCTCCAGTGAAATTAAAGAAGGGACTTCCACCAAAGTTTACTCTAGTGTCGACCAAAGTTTCAGCAACATTCTCGATAAGAATATTATACATGTCATCGATACCTTGGTTGTATGCACTTTTAGCCATACCAGCACCTTCAGGGTTTTCTCTGAATAGGTTCATGTGGTAGAGTGCACCCCAAATAATAACATTCGTGTATTCATCGGGGATAGTGGTAGCATCGGTGGCAGCAGAGAGAATTGCTGGATTGTAGTAATAGCGATATTGAAGGGTGTAGGCTTTCTCAGGAACGGGTGTAACACCAAATCCCGGACCATGACCTCTGAACACAAAGTCAGGGATACTCAGACCATTAGGATTGTTATCGTTATCCCGATCTCTGTAATAAGTATACCAATCTGCCCTATTAAGGGGTTCAAGATGTTTATTATTACCTTGTCCGATTGCATCGTCTTTTTTAATCTGAAAGCTTTCCCAGTCTACTGATTTAAAATCTGCAGGCCAAGAATACTCATTCGTTGCAATTGCTAGGGTCTGGGTATACTGAAGTGCATGGAAAGGCCATTGCCACCTCTGTTGATTAATACCTCGGATAGAGTCAAGAATACAATCCTTAGCAACAGACTGGATACCACGGACGGTGGAAAAACTAGAGGCATCAATTTCAACCTCATTGATTCGTCTTAAGAGGTTATTCGTCAATTCAAGGAATGTAGCACCCATCTTATAACCCCACGCTCGCTAATCCACCCTTTAGAGCGAACTGTACAAATGCGAGAAGGATAGCTGCCCACACTGTGTAGTTCAAATTCTTAAAAGTGCTCTTGATTTCTTTTAGTTCAGCTTCAATACTATCAAAGCGTTTATTGATATAGTCACGGTCTACTTCTTGTTTACCAAGGGTGACTTCGACTATCGTTCTCCACCTTTCGAGGGCAGAAATACGTGTTTCAATTTGGTCATCCATACTAATCTCCTAAGAGTAAACCCCAGGCTTTTACACCTGGGGTCGATTGAAGATTAGGACTTCGGAGCAGCAATAATGCCACGGGATTTGGTGTTCAGGTCGAGTACAAGTACGCCAACCTTAATCTTACCACCCGTCAGAGTGCCCGTAAGGGAAGCAATCGTCAAGTCAATGGTATCACCAGCTACAGTCGTAGTCGGAATAACAGTGTTGACAGATGCACCCGTCTGAGCAGTCAGGGCAGCACCAAAGCCATCCCAAGCTGCAAGGTAGCCAGAGCCACCAGCAAAGCCGACGTTAACCGTCAGGACAGAGACAGTACCCGTAAGGACGGAAGTCTTTTCCACCCAAGCAGCGAGTACCATCTGGCCCGGAGCAACCCGGACAGCCTCGATTACGTCAGCAGCAGCAAGAGCAGAGCCCTTAGCCGTTACAGCAGCAGCAAGGTCAATTTCCTTCCACTCGACATACGTCCAGTTGCTATTATCCATATGACGGACAAGAGCAGTAGGGACGATCGACAGAGGATTAGCAAGAGTCGTAATAGTAGCCATTTAAATAATCTCCTTAGCTAAAATTAGACAGCGGTGTTGTAAGCAGCACGGAGAAGGCCCTGCGGACGCAGAATCTTTCGGCCGTACATATGCATACCACGAACGATGTCAGAGAAGCCGAACGGAGAACGGAAGGTTTCCGTCTTATTAATCTGTTCAGCCGTAGCAACAGCAGAGTCATGACCAGCTACGATGAAGCCATAGTCGGTAGCAGCAGCACCGGTATGAGCAACACTAGGACCATTACCAACCGTCGGAAGGTTGTTCGAGAGGTAGACACGGAAGCCACGAACCATCGTCGAAGACAGCTTACCGTTGGAGAGCTGTTCGCTATCCTGGTAGAACTGGTTCATAAACTTCGAGTTTTCGTCCATGAGGATTTCCATGAAGACCGGATCAACTACAACCCAACGACCTTCCTTATCAACGTTCTGCTGATCAAGAAGACGGTTCATACGGGACAGAACCTGAAGAGGGGTCGCATCGAAGGTGCCGGTCTGGCCGACAGCAATCGAATCAGTGGCAGAACCACCAGAGACAAACGCACCGCGACCCAGCTTGTGGATTGCGAAGAGTTCATCAGGATCGGCAGTGGTTTCAGCCTTCGTACCAACCGGAGCCGTACGAGCAGACCAGACACCAGTCGTAGTATTGAGCTGGTAACCAGTTAGGTAACCGAGAACGTCCGCATCGTAGGTCTGAGCGAGCTTGTAAGCTGCACGGTCCGTTGCGAGGTCGAGCCAGTTAACGTGGGACTGCTTCTTTTCGATGTCATCGATCTGGAACTGGAAGGCATTAGCACGATCAACGATGAGCGTGAAGTCCTGGTCTTCGAGGTCCTGGGAAGTCATCTGAGTACCACGAGCATAAGCCGAAATGGAGATTTCTGGTTCCTTAATGATTTGAACCGAATCGCCATAATTGCTAATTTCACCGAAATAATCAGAGTTGGTAATGTCCTGTACGACAGAGGTCTTGCGGAACTGCTTCTGGACCTTCTGCGAGTAGATTACCGGGCTAAATTTACCATTAGGAAGGTTGCCATAACCTGTTGCACTTTGAAATGCCATTTGTATTCTCCTAGATTTAATTGATTTCTTTGTTAGACAACGTAGTTGAATACGCTGAAAGATAGATCAACTTTCCTAGAGAGGCCATTTTGTGTTTTAGGTTGCTCAATTGAGGGCTAAATAAAATGGGTAATTCTTTAGTTTGTGTTCTATGTTAGTAGATCTTATAGATTATCGAGCACCACCCGATACGTCATAAAAGATTTTACCCCTTGAAGCAGCAGACATGATCTTAGTTTCATTACGTTCGAACCAAGTCCGATCCTTCTTGCTTTGTGTTTCGATCTGAGACTCAGTGAATTCGTAATCACCGGCATCAGCATCTGGTTCCTCAAAGATACTAGTCTTTTTGACCACCTTGGCCGCGTTCCTAGTGTCAAAGTCATCGTCACCACCTTGGGACTTCTTGACTCCGCCTTGAGATTTATATTTTGAGATAACGAGATCAGCCTGTTCTACGTCTAGATTACGGTAGATCGCGTCTTGATACTTCTGACTCTGGCCCTTAAGCCAAGAGTGGAACTTTTCACTACGAGACAACTCATCCCAATCGGAATGTAGTCGCTTTAGTTCGATGATCGCTTCTTTTGCATCGATTTCTTTAGATTTCTCTTCGATAGCAGCGAGCTTCTGGTTTGTCGTGGAGGTTGCATCCCGCACGCGTGTTTCGACAATTCGTTCAAGGATACCTGCAAATTCTGGGTATTCTTTAACCCAATTATCAACTTCTTCATCACTCTTGGGGGCACGAATACGGCCTCGTAGAGCTTGATCTAGTTTAGTCTTGAGTTCTTCAACTTCAGCCTTCGTCTCATTTTTAATCTGAGTGAGGTATCTCTGTTGATCTCCGTAGCGCTTCTTCCAAGTCTCTTCTTCGACAGTCTTAGCGGGCTCCTTGAGAACCTGTTCATCCTTTTCGATTTCTTCGACTTCAGCAATTTCTGCTTCAACGCGGGAGTTACGATATTTTGCCATTAACTATTCTCCTTGGGGCCACAAGTATTTGACCAGAATTGATCAAGGTTGCGGGTAGCCTTCCACAATTTAATTCCAGCCGTCCGATCTCGAACCGCCGTATCCACTGCTATCATTCTTATCGTTATCCGATTTGTTTGAAGCAGAAGAACCGTTTGCAAATCCTCCACCAGAGGTAGATGGTCCATTAGCACCAGCAGATGAAGCGAAGCCACCTCCCGTACCTTGACCACCAGTCGAACTATCCGACTTGTTTCCACCATTATTGGAAGAGTTTGAATTACTTTCATTCTGACCACCTGTTTGAGATGGACCAGAGAAGTGATTAGAGCCATCAGCAGCAGCTGTAGGACCAGCAGAGAAGCCACCAGCAGTCGATGACGCGTTGGTCAATGAAGGGGTAGCCATAGGTGCAGGACTTACTGCTTGAGCAACTGGTTGGGATTGATACTCAGCCAGAGTGCCGAAGGTATGGGCACCAATCTGTTGAGAGTTTGTCATCTGTGCACCCCAACCGGGATTAATAGTATTTGCATGATAGTTTGTGAACCCTTGGTTATTCTCATCAGATGAGTAGTAACCCTTGACTGCACTATCGTAAGCAGTGGGGTTCAAGTTGTAATTCTTTTGGGCTGTATCAGCAGCAGCTTTGTTATTCCAAGTAGAGTACTGATTAGGTGCTCCGATAACGCCAGCCATAGTGCCATACTTTCCTACACGATTATCCATCGTCTGAGCGATACCATAAGACTCTTTAGTGAAATCTTCAGAACCGATCTTAGTCTTAGACGGATCAATCTCACCAGCCAATGTCATAGCCATCATTCTACGGTCATCATCGGACAGAGCATTGTAACGATCCAGAGATTTTGATTGAGCCATGTTTTGTAATTGCGGGGTGGAAAATCTGTCTTGACCAGCAAAAGAATCAGGTGTGGAAAACCTTTCCTGCCCGGCCATTGTTTGAGTAGAAGCGGCAAGATTTTGAGCATTGATCTCTTGGTCAGTAGGACGAGCAGTTGGTGTAGGTGCCAAACGGCTTTCCGTTACACCTTGTGTAAACCACCCTGGGGCTTTATCCATATTATATTCTGAACGATTATACATAGCTGCAATACCAGCAGCATTTACACCTTGTCCTGCTTCCACAGAATTAATAGGGTTACGACGATCTGTTGCGATATGTAGTGATTGGTCTCCATAAGTACCAATTTCCATAGCACCGGACATAATAGCCCGTTCGGTCATATCCCTTTTCTCATCATCAGTCATACCTTTGGTGGAAACATCGAAGGCTTGTCCAGTTTGGTGGAATGATTTACTAGCACCACCAATGGCAGCATTAACTTTTGAACTACGATACGCAGAAGAAACATTTATACCACCAGGGGTATTAGTTGCTAGTGCACCCATTGCTTCTTTTGTTCTATCAGTTAATCCGGTAGTTACATCGCCTCGTTCAGGATGCGAATAGTTAACTCCACTAAGGTCAGTATTATCATCCACCGAATTAACGTGAGTACCATTCTCGATGGAGTTTTTAAATGAGGGAGACAAGTCCATGAGACCTTTACCCTTTGGCTTACTAGACGCTACACCCATACCAGTTGCGATATGATCTGTAGTATCCTCCTTGGCAGTGTTATAAGAAGAGCCGAAAACATTACCTAACATCTTTGAGCCGATACTCTGTTCCATTTTGGGAGCAGTTAGCCCTTGGGCGCTAAAGTTATTCTGAGCATCCTTAACATCTTGTCGAGCTGCTTCTGCCACCGAGCCGGGATTAACAAGAGACCGATTACGAGCCTCATTAGGGGTCATCATAGTACGGCCAGTTTTGTCTGAAACTTCGAAGCCTACAGGAACCGTCTCATTTTGGTCAGGATTCTTGGGATTAGAAATGTTTACGTTAGCAACGAGACCTTTGTTATCCTGCAAGAAACTACCAAGATTAGTCTTCTGAGGAAGTCCTAGAACCTGTCTGGCATCTTGTACAGCCTGACGATTATTAGCATTCATAGCTAGACTAGCAGCTTTACCTACCATACCGACAGGTCCAGGGAGAGCGCCCATAGCCCCTATGAAGCCCGGCTTGTGAGCATAACCGAAGTTATTATCTACATTCCTTGGCTGAGCAGTAGAACCCTGTGGGGCAAATCCCTTTTGACTAGAGTCAGACTTAAAGATAGTATCGTACTGCTTCTGTTGTTCTTCAGGGAGTTTAACTTCCCCAGATGATACTTGACTCTGATCCTTTACGTCATAGTAAGGAAGGTCTGCATAATCGATAGGGTTGCCAGTCTGAAGATCAAGATATTGAGGTTCATATGTATTACCCGAAGGATCATAATATTGTATTGCAACGTTTGCCATATTTAATCCTTCGGGTTATTGACTTCTTCTCGTAGATGTCTGATTCGTCTGAGTTCTTCGATAGCTCCTTGAAGCTTTAAGACTTCATCCATGTTTGGGGCAGTGACGAGAGCATCTTTTAGAAAAGTAATACGAACTTCGACATAACTGTTAAGAGCACTTAAAATCTCCTTATCATTTACTAGGAAGTATAGTTTCTCTGCGTCACTTCTTATCATTGAGGTTGCGGGCCTTGGTTACTAGAGAAGCCCGGAGCACCCGGTTCAGGGGAATTGCCGGGACCTATATTTCCATTGCCATTTCCACCCGGATCGGAAGGAGATGGAGCACCTTGACCACCGGGGGCTTGACCATCAACTGGTGGTTGACCCATCATAGCAGCGACTTGTTTCATCTGAAGGGCTTGAATACCAGCAGCACGAGGGTCATTGATAACCTTGTCTTCATCCAGATCCAAGGAAGCAGCATATTCACGGAGGATATAATCCCATTTGATGAATGGTGCCATGGTTGGATTAGGTGCAGCGAACTGTGCCAACTGAAGAAGTCGCTGAGAGCGAATTTCATTTCGCATCAAGGACTCAGTCCCACGAGCGACTACGACGACATCACCGATGTAATCCTTATCGAAGTTGAACTGCATGTTGAAAGCAAATAGAGCTTTACCCAATGGGGCAAGCAAGAAGTCATCAATGTTACGGACAACTGCTTTAATATTCTGAGCTGCTGCACCCATAAGCATAGACATACCTGCTGCTGTTCTACCAGCGCCTAGTCCTGGAGCATTAGAGCCATGGGCATAGGAAGGCATACCAGTTGCTTCATCAGATAGCTGTCGAGCCTTATCAAATAGGGCCAGAGCGGACTGAGAGACATCGTTAATGTGGATATCATTAATAGCTTGGCCGGGTTGACCACCAGAACGGCGGAAAATCTTACCGGGATACACTTCCATATTCTGTCCTGGAACAAGAAGGTCTTCGTTTACTTCCAAGAGGACGTTAGAAGACAAGGCAGCATTATCTACAGCCAAACGCATGAACCCATTCATCAGCAACTGTGTGTCTAGCATGTTTTCGGCAACACCTACACCAAAGATGGAGTAAGGATTGGTCTCATATGGTGCCAGATTGTAAGGAATACGTGCAGGAGTAAAAGGATTAAAGACTAGACGAAGAATGTGGGAACCACAAATCCAAGCATTAATCTGAATCTGATCTTGTCCCTTATATTCTTTGGGGATTTTGATCTTACTCTCTTTGGCCGTTTCGGCGTCCATCACACCCCAGTATTCATACACTTCCCAACGATCTTGGACAGTGATTTCGTTCTGAGTTTGGGTAAGAAGAGAAGTTTCCCAGTACTTCATATTGTAATGGGGGCCTTCAGAGATAGCAGCTTCGATGTTCTTATTACGGAAGTACGGCCGGCGCTTAAGGGCACGCAAATCAGACTTAGAAAGTCTATGTCTCTGGATAAATTTCTCACATTCGGCCATACTACGAGCATCTGCATCAGGATAACAGTCCCAAATGGATACATACTCCACTTTAGGGATAGTTTTTACTAGTGGATTGTAACCACCGGTCTCATCCCACCGAGGATATTCCTGATCGATAGCAAAAGGGCCCTTAATACAACCAGTCCCGAACAAAGCCATCTCAAAAATGGTATTACGAAGGTGGGCAGAAGCATCAGACTCATCCAATTGGTCTAGAATCTTACGTTCCATCTTCTTTGCAGCTTCTTTTGCTGGCTCAAAGTTAATATCGGTAGGCATATAACCAATGCCGGGCTTAACTTGGTCCTCAACAGGCTTAAGAAGATCTTTCTTTGGGCCAAAAAGCATCGCAATGTGTGGGTCCATCTGAGAAGTACCAGATGGTTTAGGTGTATTTGGACCTTGTGGACCTTGTGGAGTAGGTTGACCCTGTGGAGAAGTACTAACATGAATGCTATCTTCTACAGCAGTACCGTAATTCTCTGGTTCGATACCAATGGGAAAACGATTACCTGCAAAAAGAACATCAGACATCTGAGCTACTGAGGCCATAACCTTGGTCTTAGTAATTTTAATGAATGCTCTAGACTTTTCAGTACTAGTAAAAGTAGTAGTCGGACCATAAAGACCACGATAGTTACGATAACATTCAAGCCACCGTTGTTCATCGATATATCTCTTACGGTCTGATCTATTAAATTCTTCCATAATCGTCTCAACTAGACGAGAATGCTTTCGGTCATCTTCAGGAACATCCGTTGCTTCAGGAAGCGCCACCGATGTACTCGGATCTGCCGATGTCTCCAACGATAGATCGTCAAATTTAGGCGTTTCATCCATAAATGAAGCCATAGGTTACTCCTTAGCTATTATTAGGCAGTATAAATTGTACCTGTAACAGTATTAGCAGCAGCGAGTGGATTTGCATCAGTGTCAATAGGATTTAGAACAATTGAATAGGCAACACCAAGGGACATATAAACACCAACTGAGCTGGAATACGAGACAGTACCACCAGGGGGAATACCAACAATTGACACCACGGTAGAACTACCAACCGTAGGAGCTACGTTCAAATTGTAGAACTTCAAGTAAGCCCATGTAGCAGCATTATTCTGGAGGCAGTATCCGTACAGACGAGTAGCTACTGTCTTAGCCGAAGTGGCGTTAGTAGTAGCAGCAGAATTCACTTTGAACTGTACACAACCACCTGACGACCCTTTGGCATCTTCACTTACAGAGAAGACACCTTGGTTGGAGGCGATAACTACGGGCAGTGAAGCCGCCATAGTCTGCTGGCCGAGGGTAGCTGGAAGCTGTGTGGACGAAGAGGTTACAGGAAGTGGAGTAATGGGTGTTACGGCTGTAACAGTATTATCAGCATTAGTATAGGCTGAGGGAGACGTGGCCATTTACTTATCCTTCTTACCGATGACAGTAATGACAGAATCAAAAGCCTTACCAGTGGTCATCTTAATATGTGGAGCATCTGCAGAACCACGAGTAGTTGTCTTAGCGCCCATCATAGGAGCTGCACAGGAAGTGTCACCACTCCAAGAATCTTTCTTCATTCGTCATCTCCTAGATCTAGGTTTAAACTCTGTAGGAGAACAAGCTTTGCTTTCTCCAAATCCCAATTGATTTCTGCTATATTACCAGAAGTACTAGCAAAGTAGAAAACACCATTGGATTGCTTACCAATAAAGATAACGTCACTGAACTCTCTGCCTTCTAATCCAGCCAAGAGTTTTTCGACTGGTATGTGGACATCGTCCTCACCTTCATATAGCTGGTGGGTGGAATTAGAGTTTGGAAAGTCAATGACGTTATCATCCATTAAATATTATCCTTTTGCTTATGCTTGAAGAACTGAAAGTCTCCAGCACCAGTATCAGTACCTGTGTCCATACCTACTTCAAGAGTACCCACACGAGTTCCTGTCTCAGCTGGCTGATCAACAAGAGGTTTCTTACTACGAAGAACCTTAGAGTTGAATGACCGCTGGTCTACATCACCCTTCGTATAGTCTTTTTGAGTAGCCTCTATAACATTAGTTGATTGCCGGCGACCTTTGAGGTCCATTATAATATCCTTTTAGTAACCGAAGACTGAGTCTGATGGGATGTAACGATGAGCTGGTTTAGTACCCCAATCCAGAGGATTAGAAGCTCTCGGACGGGACATAATCCCATATCTCAAAGCATCATAACTGTGGTCGGAAGTATAACGAGAATCGATATCATCCTCACCATCCGGGTTAGTTGGAATGGACGGGATGTCAGCGATCACTTGTCTACAGTTCTCGAAGAAGATAATACCGGGAGACTCTTCACCGAATACGTTCTCTTTGACCTTTAGAAGCTCATGGAGACGGTTCTTGCCAGCGGCACGACTACCCTTGCTCCGATCACTCTCTCGCCACCTACAGCCCGCTGCGATCATTTCCTCAGCGATGGATGGTCCGTAGTGTCCTCGTTGATGCCATACAGATGAGTCAAGAATACCGTATGATACGTTATCATCTTTTTCCATCTCAAGGACTTTAGCAGCGAGAGCAACACCGGTCATTCCTTTTCCGTAGAGTTCACGATAGACATAAAGCGTATCGTCAGCAGGATCAATTGCAAACCAAAGGACGCAAGCTGGAGAAGAATAACCATAGTCAGCAGCTCTAAAGCGACGCCAAGAAGGAGGGATAGCAAATGGAGGGCGGACGTGATACTTAGGATTAAACTCGGCAAAGGCAGCCCCTTCTACGATTGACCAATCGCCTTCAAGGAGTTTCCTTCGTTCGTTTTCAGGAAGGCCATGTAGAGACCTTTCGTATACGCCGTCGGCTGCTAGGTACTTATTGTCACGCAATAGAGCAGGAATGAAGCGACGTTTGAACAACGGCTTTCCTGCAAGAACTGGATTTGCGTAGTCATCTGGATACCGTAGTACTTCCCCTGTTTCGATATCTGTGGCCCAGAAAGCCTTATTAGCTACTTCTGGATCAATGAACATTTTCTTAACCCAATGATGGCCGGGGCCGCCAGGGTTGGTTGTAGCCCTCATGGAGAGGCACTTCTTAAGTGTAGGATCTGCCGTACGTAGACGAGACTTCAAATATGTGTAGGCAAAAGGAGTAGCATACTGAGTAAGCTCATCCATACCGATCCAGGTAAAAGCCTGTCCCTGATAGCGCATAACGTCTTCATCACGATCTAGATAAGTGATCCAGAACTTTGCACCAGAAGGAAAAACCCACATGGAGTCTTTATCTTTCCATTGGGCTTTCGGCCAGATTTTTTTATAAAGCTTTTGGGTTTCCCATTTTAGTTCTCTGAGTTCATCGTTCGTACGACGTAACAGAAGACCAACAAAATTAGGATTATCAAAATATCTCATGGGATCGGCGATCATCGCGAACGATTTCCCGCCTCCGGCTGCGCCGCCGTAGAGGACTTCTTCTTCTGTAGCAGAAAGAAACCAAGTTTGTGGACCTTCGTTAGGTTCGAAGGCAATAGAGATATCAGTAGGGACTGGCGGTTTGTGGACCTTAGCGGCTTGATCTTCTGGATGATGCCACCCGCCAGTAGCCTTCTTCTTGACAGGAGCGCCCTCTGGGAAGTCTTCCTCTTGGAGCCTACCCCTATCAGCCTCTAGTCTCTCAAGCTTCTTCTGTGACCTTCTAGCCATTGCACGAGCCTGTTGGATCTGTGCTACTTCTTTACTGAGTGGCTTACGAGTTCTGATCTTAGCTGGATAGTTCCTGTAGGGATTTCTGTGTTTCTTATAAAGATTGGATAGGGTCTGGTGGACCATGCTGGATAGGAGTTTCTGAGAGACCCATTCGGTAACATCCCTCCAAGAATTGCCAGCTTCGATATGGTCGAATGCCTGTTCGAGGACAGCAATAACTTCTGGGTTCGGGAGGATCTCATAGGGATCGTTCGGGTTAACCATGTAACCATAACCGATCTTACCGTAGGGGATTTTCCTCTTCCAAGCAGGCCACCTCTCTCTCAGTTTCTCTGAGAGCTGTTCTGTCATTCAAGTACCCCATTAATTAATTTCTGTTTAAGTATCTCAATAGAGCCAATCATGTATTGAGCATTCTGAGATAATGTATTGGCAGTGACAGAAGCCCCTGTATTGGTAACACAGGCAATTGCAATCTCTACTATCTCCCCTTCTTTCACTCTTTCAACGAGTTCTTCAAGAAGTGATAAACAATCTTGGTTTGTTTCAACTCGGGTTGTGACAAGAGAGATAACATTACTCATCGTCTTGGATGTCCTTAGCAGGAAGGATAAACATGTTTCGTACTTCAATCGTCTGAGGACCTTCGTCTTTTACAACAGAAGCTCTATCAAGGATTTCTTTTGAAGCAGAGATGATCTGTTTTGCTCCGACACCACTAGGGTCATGGAGAACAGAAACAAGAGAGATGGAAGCTTTGGCACTGGAGGTGATCAGGTATTCTTTAGCCGCCTTCTGTATATGTTTATTCAGTTTCTTACGGACACTGGCGGGACTGGTGGTGTTAGGGTAGCCCACTTCTGCCATAGCAGCTGGGACATCTCCCCCACAAACATCAAAGAGGACCTCAATAAAAGCCCTCTCCCGTTCGTCCAATCCGTCTTCATCTTTTAGGGATTCTATAAGATCACTCATTAAATGGTATTCTCCTTTGGTCTCCAAGCCGTAAAGCGGAGCTTTCCTTAAATTCGAAATCTCATAAATCACTAGTACTAACAGCTCAATGACTGAAGTCATTATCGTATGTTAGATGAAATCAAAGTTGTTGAAGTATATTCAACTTGAAGTGTTCTATGATCGAGAGTTCATTTGATGCGTGGTTCTATTATTTAAGTCTTAAACCATTCAAGCTAAACTCAAATCTTTAGTATCAAAGTTGTTTTCTACCTAACTTGTTAAACTATAGTATAATTATACCATTTTTCAAAAAGCTTGTCAAGTAAAAAATACACTGAAACAGAAGAAAAGTGAATTATTATTTAAAATAGGTAATAGAATACCATTCAAGTAACAAAATGTACTTCAAGTCAGTACTAATCGTAGCTATTTAGCCTTATATTTGTAACAAAAATAAAATAGAGCCTATTGGTTATGGTACTTTTATCTATGGTTTTTACATTCTTCTTGAATATACAGTTCTTTTTGTTATCTGATCTTCTTGATTAGACACCTAAGTTATTGAAAAATATGTAGGAATGGTATACACCATATGTACCCCTCCCCCTTGGTCCAGCCTGCCTGTTCAAAGTAACTCGAAGTATAACTGAGGGGGATTGGGAGAGAAGTGAGTACCACAAAGAGTATCATTACTTAACGTTACTGTAGCCAAGTATACTAATACCTGGAAGTACTATCATCGTAGTATCTTGAAGTATAGTAATACTTGAAGGGGTATGTCATTGAAGTATAGTTCTTATAGGACGCCAGAAGATAAATACAACCTATGGTTCATTGACAGAAGGGATAACTGCAACCGTAAGGTTGTTGAGCCGTTAGGAGAACTGTGATACTATTATGTGTTTCTTCTGTTACACAACTCTGGGTTAATGGTGGATGCAACCTCTGATTAGTTTCTTTTCTTCTGTTAATATGCATCGCGTGTATGCGTTCTTAATTCCCATGGTTTTCGCGATGAATAGCGGGAGCTATGAGAACGTTTTAGTGGGTATCCTGGGTTGAATGAAATTATTTTTACAACTTATGTCGATTTCTCTTGCATCGTCTGATGGGTTTGGTATTGTGGGGATAACGAAAGACGAAAGCAGTGGTTGCCTTAGCTCTTCCCTTTACGGGTGGATTGCCACGATAGGCTGATAGCTCGCTCTTTGTTAATCGACCATAGTTTCGAGCTGCTAAGCGGTGGGTTATCCCAAGTCCGTAAAAGCTAATCGAGTGCATCAACGCGAAGTGTTGCTCTGTCAGGGTTTAGTGCAGTGAAGAATGACATTATCAGAAGTTCCCTACTCTTACAATGTGGGGAATGAGGAAGGTAGATCAGTCTGGAAACGTGATCACCAAACGTTGAACCTTTACCGGTTTCAGCGAAAGGGGAAGATTTGCGACCTGTAACGGTTCGGTTTCTGTCATCGCAAGGTGGCATTCTGGATAGCTGAAGGCTCTAGGGTTGAATGCTTGAAGGCGAACATGATGAGGACGCACGGGGTATTCACGCCTCGTAACCAGCAGTTAGGCCCGAACTGTAGCAGAGTTGCTATTGGCCGCTAGATGAGAGACGAAGACAACGAATTTGCTTTGTTGTGTCCGGTTTCTCTTCGAAAGCTAAAGCTTAGGCTTTGGTTAGTACAAGGGGATAACCGCCACTAAGCTTTGATGCTTACACAAGGTTGTTTGTTGATTTCACCTTACGGTTAAGTTTCGATCCTTTCCCTAACTGGTCAAGATGAATAATCTTGAAGGTAAAGCAAGTGCATACAAACTTTTCGTTATACTACTATACGCCTATTCGTCTATTTGCTTTGTAACAAGGGCGCAAAGTAGGGGAAATGACAGTTTCTAGCTTTTCTCGCTAGCATGAAATCATCCAATATGGATGGACTGATTAGCATTTTAATGGCTTCAGGACGTTCGCAAGAGTACATGAATAAATCGGACCCTAGACATTGGTGCTGAACCATGATAGGATTGTGTCATGTTGAGAGAACGTCTCGAAGCTTTTATCGGGTTAATCATTTGCACGATGGGGAATGTGCCATGTCAAAGAAGAATAAGCCTCTCTCACAAGCAGAGATTGAGCGTCGTAATATCGTCAAGATGAAATCTGCGCGTGATGAAAAGATCATGCGGGATATGGGCACTTTCAACTCTATCGGCAATGGGCATTCTCACTGTGCCGTTATGATCGAAAGGCGATAGTCATGGCTGAACTGATTACATCAACCTCAACCCTCTTTGGCCTTGCTGCTATCTTTGTGGCATGGTTTCGGGTAAGGAGGTACTTGTGATGTCAGATGATGCACCATTCATGGTTGTAGTCATGTTCGGGCTTCTTGTAGCTCTTTGGCTCTTCCAAGGCCAATTCTAAGGAGTATGACATGCTTCTAAGGGATGCAATCTTAGGTACGACACTGATGTTCTCTGTGTTCTGTATCTGCCTGCTCATGATCTAGGTATTTCACTGTGAACCCTTTCGTCACTGTTAGGGCTCATAGGGCAACACCGCCCGGTCACCCTCAAAACCCCTTCGGGAATAGGGTTAATCAAAGGACTACCGCAATGGCTAAGGCTGTAACAACTAAATCTCCGCTCGCAATCATCGACGCCAAGATTGCATCCATCAAGACACGCGGCTTGCAACTCCGTAAGGACTGCCACGAAACGCTTGTCATGATCATGGATCACTACATCGAACATGGTGATTTCACCCGTCTGCCTATGCTCACGGACGCCATCAAGTCAGCACTCGGTTCGTCTCTGTCTCAGGCCGCAAACCAATGGGTTTCTGAGTTCGTCCCGTCCCTGAAGTGGGAAAAGACCGTTGGTGCCTTCGAACACGTCAAGGGCGTCAAGAAGGAAATCCGTGATCTGGAAAACTACAAGGTCACTGCCAAGGGTGACGGGCCGGCCAATGTCTTCACTGGCAATGCTCGTGACCTGCCCTTCTACGAACTGGAGCGTGTTGCCAAGCAGGAACCTTTCGACCTGCAGAAGGCCATTCTCTCGCTCGTCGGCCGTGCTGAACGTGAGTATGAGAAGGCAATCAAGGAGCACACTGAAGCTCCTGTCAACTCGGCCCAGATTGCTGCCTTGAAGTCCCTTGGCGAACATATCGCCGAATACAAGCCGGAGGACGGCAAGGCTGAAGAAACTCAGAGTGAGGAACAGGTTGAAGCCGTCAAGGCCGCCTAACCACTCTGAACAATGGCAGGGAGAGAATTTCCCCTTGTCCCCCTGTCATGCCCTATCCCATTGATTAGATTCTTTGGGGTAGGGTTCTTTTATTTGACTAGAGATAGGAATATATTCCAGGGTCAAAGGAATGTTTTCTTATCATTAGTAATGGAGGTGAAAAGGTATCATGATCCAGTTCCTGCAATACTCAGGTGCAGTTCTTCTTTTCCTGTCACCATTCATCCTTTCTGCCATCAACAATAGGATGTTCGTAACAGAGCGTGCTACCTACCCTCGCCAGAGTGGTCATGGTTTCGCATGGTTCTGCACATTCATCATCTTCATGGCTGGATTCATCTTTTGGCCCTTCTGGATCATTGCAGTCATCTGCACATTGGGGCTTATGTCCGCTAGTAGATAACAGGTAGGTGTTTAAACGGCCATAGAAGGCCATACAAGGGGATTCACATGTTTAAGGTATTCAGGGAGCACGGATACTGGAAAGCCCTCCAGAGGGCAAATAGGAACGATTGTGTCCTTTTGTTCAATGATAAAGAGATGGCCAAGGGTGACAAGCCCCACATTCTGAAACTCTTCAATCAGTTCTCACAATTAGGAGAAATGACATGGCATTCAAGCCTAGGATGAATTGGAAGGACAAAGAGAGAGTTATTGAGTATGCTAAGAGCCTTAATGATGCTCTCCGTAGTATCCAGTCTAAGGACAAGGTGTTTGTCATCCAATATCATGACCGCCTTAACTTCAACATCTGTCACCGCTCCCGTAGTGACCTATGGGATAGGGATGACGTAACAGTCATCTGGGGGCAGGAACCAAGGGGAAACGAAGATGCAAGCTCTAACGGGCAAGGAAACACGTAAGGACCTGAACGCAATCGAGCAGATGATTGAACGTTCCATTGAGGTTCTAACCAATCTTGAGTATCAGCCTTTCGATTGGGCATACAATCTGAACGATGTCATTAGCGTGGCGGGGTCTCTGAATCAGGACGTGAAGTCTGAAGGTCTAGCTTTTACCTATAAGGTAGGCTTCACTCCTGCACTCAATGGCTACGTCATCTTTCCATCCACCTCGCTTAAGGATTTCCTAGGCCATGGTGGAACAGTCATAGAGGTGCATTGATGTTCGCAACTGCAAATTGGTTTCTTGTCTTCACTGTATGGACAGGACAAGGGGGTTATACACAACCCGTACAACAGGGACCATATTTCTCTCAACAAGCATGTGAAGAAGCGGGTAAGGTTGTCAAGTCGTACCAACCTGTTATAATCTTCACTTGTGTTCCTGTTCCGACTGAAGGGGATTGACATGGAGAATATCAAAGAAGAGGAATACTCTAAGTGCTATGTTGGTATCTGCAACCACTGTGCTGACCGACAATATGAACGGCATTTAGAACGCCAAGAGTGGGACCATTACCATTGTGAATGAATGACGATCTCTCTGTCTCTTATCAGCCCTGATACTCTTTGGGGCTGTTTCTTTTTATTTTATAAGTAACCACTAGCATTCTAGGTCATCCAAGGCGCGCTCTGTACTAAGGGCCGGTTTGAGAATCGCTAGTGGTTACTTATAAACTAGAAGTGAAGTAGGGCAACTAAGTTGGAAGGAAAGAAAATGACATTCTATACTCGTCCGGGGGAAATCGTAGGTTCTGGTTTCTTCATCTTTCGTCGTGGGGAAAAGGCTAACCGGATCAAGCCGGGACCAATGCCCTATGAGCATCCCACTATGGAGAGTGCTGTAGCTGAACGTGATCGTTTGGCAGAGGGCAACCCTGGGAAAAAGTATCATATCTTTCAACAGGTCGATTAAGACCACAGAGTAAAACTTAAGGGGATTGAAATGGAAATCACTAAGGAAATAGCAGCCAAAGTGCTCAAGACCGTAGATGCTGGACTAGTCCAAGGAAAAGGCTACCCTGTCCCCGGTCAAATGTGCGTTGAAGCAGCAGTTTGTTACGCTATGGGACTACCACACAGTGACGAACCCTCTTGCGTATCACCTGCACTCCGGACTTTCAAGATTCGTCTCAATGATTCTATGTGGTCAAGCAATGAATCTAGGGCGAAAGGGATGAGACGTCTCGCACTTGTCCAATTGGGTAGTGCAGAATTCCTAGACGAAATTGTCTTCGCGGACAAAGTGTCAAAAGTAGCACTGAAATTTGCTGCTGAGTATGCTGAGTCTGCTGCTGAGTATGCTGCTAAGTCTGCTGCTGAGTATGCTGCTGAGTATGCTGAGTCTGCTGCTGAGTATGCTAAGTCTGCTGCTAAGTCTTCTGCTAAGTCTTCTGCTAAGTCTGCTGCTGAGTCTGCTGCTGAGTCTGCTAAGTATGCTAAGTATGCTGCTAAGTCTTCTGTTAAGTCTGCTGCTAAGTCTGCTGAGTCTGCTGCTAAGTCTGCTGCTGAGTATGCTGAGTCTGCTAAGTATGCTGCTAAGTCTGCTGAGTATGCTGAGTATGCTGAGTATGCTGAGTATGCTGCTAAGTCTTCTGCTAAGTCTGCTGCTGAGTCTGCTGCTGAGTCTGCTGCTAAGTCTGCTAAGTCTGCTGAGTATGCTGAGTATGCTGCGGGCGACAAGGTTCTCGCCGATTTCGCAGAGGAAGTTGTTCAGATATTAGTGGAGATGAAAGTCCCAGGGGTGAAGTGGCTCGAATTAGCACCTCTGTAATATCTGAAATTGTGGTGCCCTGCACAAGCAACATAGCGCGATGGCAGCAAGGCTAAGTGGGGGAATGTTCCAAGCCACACTAATATCGACGACAACAAAGTCATGAAAGGGAAATATCATGCAGAAAATGCTCCGTCAGAATAAAGACAGCCGATTCAACCTTTGTGTTATCGAACCCACTCACGGTAAACCGGGACGCATCCTCAATACGTTGACAGTGTGGTCCGATACACTCATGAACGCCATCAAACAGGTTAAGGCAGATGGTGCAGATGGTTGTGTTATCGTATCCAGTCATTCCTATCACGAAAGTGTCAAGGATTATAACAAAAAGCACGCTCCGAAAGAAGCTGTGGCTTAATTCCTATTCTCTGATAGCTCAGTTGGTAGAGCATGCGCCTGTTAAGCGTACGGTCCTAGGTTCGAGTCCTAGTCAGAGAGCTATTTACCCGCGCAACCTTAGTATGATCAACAGTGAGGTGCCTATGCGTATTAGAGATGGTCCGAACTAGGGGCTGACAACCCCCGATCAAAAGTGTCATATCGGTTACCATAAGTTGAGAGCGCCTGTAGGTTTGAGGGCGTGTTGAGATAAATACACCTACATCAAGCATGAAACCGATGGAGATCGTCATGTAGCTTTCTTGAGTGTAAGAGGATTAGGTAACACTCCCCGAACACAACCTAGTCCAAATTAGTTATAGCCCCTTAGAGTTTCATCGCTCTAGGGGGTTTTATTGTATCTATATTTCAGTGGGGTTATTGAAAGGACAAAGACTCATGAAAATTACAGGACGCCTAGAGAATTGGTCTTATGACAATGTGAACCATGTTCTTTGGGGCAACATCTTCGAAGACGAACGGGGACGTTTCACGGATGGTGGATATATCCACACGAGTAATCTACGTCACCCCAAGAATACTGAGTTCAAATCTGGGATGATCGTTGATACAATGAACTCTAAATACCTCCTTGGGGAACCTTGGAGTGACAAAAAGGAACAAACAAGTGAATAACATGAACATCTTGCATTGGTCGTTTATCATCCTGCTCTACACAAAGATTACTGGCTCTCTTGAGGCTAACTGGCTGGTTGTCTTCATCCCGATCCTTCTCTATCTCCTGTACCTCTTCTATGCTTATGCACAGTACGTCAAGAGCATCAAGCTGATTCAGGCTCAGTTCGGTTCACCCTCTGGTAGTCAACAGCTACTTGCCCCTCGTCGTGCTCCGTCATTGCGTGTAGTAGAACAGGACATTCCGGGGGCTAAGCCACTTGATGACGATGATGATACCCCTAAGGTTCACTAACGATGAATCTACATTGTCCTAGAGACGTGGCTATCATACTTTTTGTAGTAGCCTTTTCTTTCCTCTTATATTGGGTGATAACATGAGTACTAAGTTCGCTCCCCATACAGGGGGAAAGGTTATTCTTCGTAAGAATCTCAATCTTAAATTTGGTGAAGCACCGGGGATTATTCCTGACAAGGTGTACACTGTTAGTCTTATTGTACAAAAAGTTGATAAAGTCATGATCGCCCTCGGGGAAATCAAGCACCATGAGAGTGGTCAAGTGTGGTGCTATAACTCTAGCATCTTTCAACCATTTGAACTCCCTGAGTGCCTTACTCGTTTCCTGCATGAGGATCCTAATTACCTAGTGGTGGCACCTGACAAGTTCGATATTAACCTCTTAAGGAGTAAAATTCATGAAAGCTTCAAAGGAAGGTCACCACGCGTCTTTCCGAAAACCCCAGATAACGACAATAAGAAACCCCCCGGTCCGTCCCCATCCTACTAATGAGTGGGAGTTGAAGAATGCATACCGACCCTAGATACATTTGGATAGTCCGGAACACGTATCAAGGTGTTCTCTTCGTAGCATCAAGCCGGGCTTCTGCTAATAGATTTATTGATGAGAAAGTCAAGGCATCCCCACCAGATGGTGTACACACTGAACGTTGTTGGGATGTGGTTCGACAAGAATTAGATACTTCACCAGAATGGGACCAAAGTGAATGACTACTGTCTTTGAAGTTGGCAAGAAATACACGCTTCGTACCGTTCAAGTTGAAGTTGAATGTGTTTACGTCACTCCTGCCACAAGTATAACTCTGAGCAAGATCGCAATCGTCAGGTTCCAAGATGGAAAAGAGCTCTCTGTACACCTGATAAATTGGGATCGTTGGATAGAGGTTGTTACCACCCAGAAGGAAAAGTTTAGTGTTGTGTCTCACAACAAAAGCGGAATTCATTGTACACAGGTTTTAGCCGGACTATCGGGATATGACATTCACGGTTCATTCGAAGTATCTATCCAGAATGGTAAGCTCGTCGGATTGGAGATAGTTAAGTGAAAGCTGTCATCGAACTTCTTGTACTCGCCCTGATCATGGTGATCGTTTACGGCCTGCTCCTAATGGTTGTAGGTGTATCCGATCTACCCCTGAATGAGACTACTCGTGGTGGTGTCTTCGTCGCTTGGATTGCTATCTCGGCGTTGGTATATGCCACAACGGAGAGAATACCGTGAAAATCTGGTGGCTCACTGGTAATGAATACGAGAGTAGCACCTCTAATAGATTTTTCTCTGTCAAACCCGACCGTTCCGTGGTTCGAGATTTCATGTGTGCTCAATATGAATGCAGTCTCAAAGAGTTGGAAAAGAGAGACTTTACTATCAGATGTTTCACTCATGACATAAAATCTAGATGGTCGCCTCGTAAGCGCAACCTCAATCAATATCTGGATGACATCATGGACCCACCAAAAGGACCTGATACATCCAATGATGGGAATGATTACGGTACGTATTTCTCTCTACAAGAGGTTGAAGTCGAATGACACAGAAATACAGAGTGGTTGAACGTGTCCGCTTTAGTGAGATGGAAGAAACTCTCAACCGCTGGTGTGGTGAGACGTTCAGAAAGAAGAGTCATAAAGACTCAGGTATACAATACTATACACTCACCACGTACACGTTCGTTCAAGCTGTACCATGTGGTGAGTATTGGGTGAATATCATCCTTGAAGTCCACGAGAGAGAAGCATCGTGATCGTAGAATATCAAGTGTGGTCTGTTAACTCTCACTGTGTTATGGATAAATGTAAGACCTTGGAAGAGGCTCGCAAAGAAGTCAAAGATTGGTTTAAAAAGATCGATCTCGAGTGTAAAATAATGAAAGTCGTTTACAAGGAAATAAAATAATGTACGTCACAGTCTATGGGACTCTTCAAAAGGGTCAAAGCAACAATCGGTTGTTAGAGAATGCTACACTAGTAACGGAATGTATCGTCCGTGGCTACAAGCTGTACAATTCAGGGTTTCCTGTCTCTGCTCCATCTGAGCTTGATAGCATTCGTGGTGAAGTGTGGGATATCGGGAGTATCGATAGTGAAACATGGTCTGATACTCTTCGTAATCTTGATAGCCTTGAAGGTTACTACGAGAGCGAACGGCTGAGGGACAGATCAATGTACTTCCGTGAGACCATTCAGGCTTTCGGAGATGATGGTAATACCTATGAAGCAGAGATGTACGTAGGTAATCCTAAGTTCTGGAAAGACTTCAGCAGCATGAGGGAATGCCCTGTTGTTGATAACGTTTACGAATGGAGTAGGCGATGAGAGTTACAGATCAAACTGCCTCAGTGTTTCAAAAGAAATTCACCGTATTAGAAGATCATGTCGTCATAGCCAGTTGTTTTGCTACCAATTTTTTTGGTACGGAACAAGTTATTCATCTTCATACCTCCCAAGTTTATCATACTCATCGGAGTAAAGGTATTGGTAGTAAGTTCCACAAGGAACGCCTAGATCATTTTGAAGAAGAGGGTTGTACTGATCTCCTGACTTGTATCGTCAATACCGCCAATGAACCTCAGATGAAAATCCTGAAGAAACACGGATGGAAGTTTGTCTATAAGTTCATGAGTAATGAACAAGAGTTGTGTTTCTGTGTGTATGACGTACCTAAGCCTATTCCTTATGATCCTAATCAACAGATGGTTGAAGATGATGATCTCTGAGGACATCCGGGCACAAGCAGTAATTGAGGGTCGTGCCACTAATCGTACGGCCCTTCGTCGTTTCGTGAAGAACGATGGTCGTAGGAGATTGGCAGAAGAATTCACCTCAAGCAGGGGAGTGACCTATGAGCGATGGGCCAAACAAGATGAATGAACCCCTTCCAGTCGGTACTGAGGTAGTCCTCATCAACAATCAGGATGGATTACTTCCCGGTAGTCGTGGGGTCATCAGAGGTATTCAACCATCTGGATTTTACTCGGTATATGTAACACACTCTGTTAGTCCTACTTGGTATGGACATGGTTCTGGTGGTGAAGGTGATTACATAGATCCCCATTCGAGGAAATCCAGAGGGTGGAACGTAGACCCCAAGAATCTTAAAGAATACTTCCTGGAAATTCCCTACGATCCAACTCAACAGGCTGACCAAGATGACGACATTTGAGCGGAAAGCGTTTACAAATGTTTATTGGAGTAAATCTCTTCTCGTCTTGATGAACAAAGGTACTTATTCAACAGAAGAACTGGCAAAGAAGAACGTAAAAGATGACGAGGACCTAATCTATCAGGACTCAGTCTCTTGTCAGATCCAATGGACCTACAAAGGTTCTATAACAAAGGAAAAGGTTAATGAACAATCTGTCTCTACTTCTGTGGCTTAGTGATGTAGTGGGATCTGCCAAGGTTGCTCTTACGATCCTATCAGTATGTCTTGGATTAGCTCTCGTCTTTGGTACTGTAATACTGTTTTGTACTAAGGACGATGCGATTAGTAATCCAGCTAGTGATTACTGCCGACAAGCCTATAGGGCAGTAAAAATACCCTACACATTTGCTATGATCGTTTGGATACTGGCAGGGATTATAAACATTATGTTGCCCACTAGTAATACTATCCGGTTGATTGCAGGAACGCAAGTAGGTGAACAGGTGGCAACCACTCCAGAGGCAAAGCAAATCTTTGGGAAAGTAGTTCAAGCACTCAATGTGCAATTGGATAAACTAGGGAAGGAATGAACAGATGTTCTATGTATGGATTCTTTGCTGTTTCCTTCTGTATGCTTATCTACTCTATCAAGAGTGGACCTACAGAAAGAACTTGACCCTATTCGATTTTCTCTTTTTTGGCTTTCTGAGTTTCTCAGGACCAATCGGAATCATCGTAGTCATTGTGGCTTTTTTGTATGTGATATTAGTGGATGAGAGTTGAACTAATTGGTTTGTAGTTCTAATTTGAGTTTAATTATAGCACGTATTTGGAGCTAAGTCAAGATGTCACAGGAACAAACGTTTCATATAGGTGATCTTGTAACAGTAGAAGAAAGGGGTGGTGAACTAATATGGGATGGTACCATATACCGTTTTGGTCATTCTGATCATTTTCTTGTTACTTGTTCAGACACATCATTTACTGACATTTATCCGAACTATTTCCACACTGATGATCACAGACTCTCTACTCGATGTGGTAAGTATGTCCATAAGATGTATTTGAAAATTCGTCTTGATGAACTCCCATATGATCCCACTCAGCAACCCGATGAGGATGACGATGTATAATGAACGGATCGTGGAAATCCCAGATGGTCGAGTTGTACTCCCTGAGTTCTTTTCTGTCGGTGATATCTTCTATGGCCAATGGTTTGGTGTTAATCAATCAGATAACTACTGGCATGGTCCGTACTGTGTTAAATCTTTCTTCCGTGATGGACAAAAAGGTCGCATGACCTGTTCTGTGGTTGAAGATAACGAGGTGGGTCCTGTAATGAATGAACTTACGGGACAATCAGACCTCTGTGTTATGTCTTATCCCATCCGAAGGGTTAAGTTTATGACACCTTTCATGATTGAATATGATCCCAAGCAACAGAGGGATGAAGAAGATGACATCTGAAAGTGATTGGGAACCTGTGGAGGTAGAGCAATTCCAGAGAGGGGATAAGATCAGTACGGAAAGTGGTTTAAGGGGGGGGTTACTATCATCACATTGATTTTATAAGAGGGGCTAATATTTATTATACAGCTTATTGTGATAAACTTCCCTCTTTTACATCAAATGCCCAGGTAAGTATTTTCAAAACTTCTAATTGGCTCCGTTTTGTAGACTTCAAACCATATGATCCTAAACAAATGCCAGACCAAGAGGATGATATATGACTGACGAAAAGAAGATGGTCCGTAAAGAAGAAACTTTTCGCTACATTGAGACGACCCTGTCTGAGGTGAAAAAGAAAATAGATTCTTGGATAGAACAGTATGGTCCTGATGCATATTTCCTTGCTGATGAGGAATATGGGAACCCTGTAGTACTTATCAGCTACGAGAGATTGGAGACAGAAGGGGAATTCCAATCCCGCATAGAATATGAAACACGGAAGAAATCTCGTCGACAGGCAGAGTTCCTGAAGATGAAGAAAGAATTCGAAGGTTAACTCTTCATTCTCCTTTAGTTTAATTGGCAAAACGTGTGCCTTTGGTGCATGAGATCCAGGTTCGACCCCTGGCGGGAGATCCAATAGTCATTTAAACGGCCATAGAAGCTCACTGAGAGCATCCGTTAATCTTTCCGCACCTCACATCCACTTATCATCAACCATTCTGTATAGGTCTCTAATGAACCACAATAGCGTACCGACCACGTGCACTGCATCTCTCATCACAGGATGGGATATCCCCGGCGTTAATGAAAAGGACGAGAAGACTCGCCTTAAGACTTGGGATCGTGCTCTTGCTTCTCTTATTTCCTCTGGATACAAGCGGGACTTCGCCATCATCCATGTCTTCACTACTGGTAAACAGAAGGTTGATGATTTCCTCAAGGCCATCGGTTTCGAAATGGTATTCCATGGTTCTAAGGCAGATGACGAGAGTGTCCAGAGACATCAGGAAACTGGTGATCTTTTCTTGTGGGCCATCAAGCCTAAGGATTACCAAGAGGGTATCACTAAGCTAAAGGCAGAAATCAAGACTCGATTGGAAGTTATCGATCCCCCTAAGCATCCTGATCCTAAGCGCCTCGCTATGCCTGAACTAAAGTTGAGGGCACTTCAGAAGGCAGGGTTTGCCCTAGAGAATGCAAGGGTCGATAACCGTTTCAGTGATGTTGTCGTAGGTGATCCTGTAGTGGTCGCTAAGTTCATGAAGCTAACTTATGGTTGGGATGTTGTAGTTTTCTGTAAGGCCAATAACTACCCTGAATGGACCCGTCTGACCACACGCAAACTGAAAGACCTTCACAATCAATGGCGGAATGAGCTGATCTAATGGTGAAGACAACTCCCCGAACTAAGAATAGAGTCTATGTCGTAGGTTACGATCCTCCTGTCACTAAGATGTGGTTCAGGAGAGAATATGAGATTATGAGTAACCCGGAGTTGGCTGACATCCTCTGCTTCATTGGTGGATGGGATATCGACCCTGAACTCTATGGGGAAAAGCCAATCAAGGGTACTCGTATTCAACCGGCTGATGATGTCCGTGACACTCGTGCATGGGAACGTTCCATGTCTATGAGCAAACGTGGGCAACTCAAGGTGGGTATCTGCCGTGGCGGTCAGTTCCTAAATGTATCTAACGACGGTAAAATGTATCAACATGTCACAGGTCATTCGAGTGATCATAAGATGTACGATACATTGTTCCGTGATACTAACCCTATTGATGTAACCTCTTCTCACCACCAGATGATGGTTCCTACAGATAGTGCAGAGATCATAGGATATTCTGAAGGTATCTCTAGTGAGTTTTGGACACAAGCAGGCAAACTAGAAGTTAAACCTGAGATTGAACCAGAGGTTCTGTACTACGAGAACTCCCGTAGCCTCTGTTTCCAAGGTCATCCTGAGTGGAATCTTCGTAATCCCAAGGATGGGAACTATGATACCTGTCGGGATTATTTCTTTAAGATTATGGATATGATTCGATGAATGAAATAGCTCAAACTGCAATGAAAGCCTCTCTACCCTTGAGTGGACGTTCTTTTGTTCTCGTTACTGAACATGAAGATAGAAGAGTCGAGTATCATATCAGGCAGAGACAACCGTGTTGGGGTGAACTCAGGAAGTACGAGAGGTCCCATCCTACTCGTTGCACTCAACCGAGTGTTAATAAGCCGGGTGATCTTCATCATCCATTTCCTGATGGTAAACCGATTGGTCTAGCTGTTAATGTCGATGTCAATTGGGACGGATACAAACCGCAGCTACCAGAGGACCACATGAAGTTCATCTTGGGTGATGAAAGTATCTATAAGTGTGGTATCGGGAAGACAGAAGTTCTATATGATGATAGAGGATTGCCTGATGCTATCTACTTTGATGGTTTGAATGTTGATCCTACTATTCTCGTGAACTTCCTCCGTACGATGGCGACTAGTACTATGTCAAATATAGTACAGGGATACTTGGATGCTGGACTCTCTCGTAAAGAGGCTCAGGTTTTAGTCAAGCTGAATGGGTCTTATAGTATCAAGTCTGGTTATGTCGGCAGTGGTTATCCACATTCAGTCAGACGTGTATATCAGTCTGCTCCACATGATTTCTCTGGTGGTACTATGGAACAGAGGGTGGATTACAACCGTCCAATGCAAGATTACATCTTCCAGGCGAAAGTCAAGGGGGAAAGTTGGATTGATCTCTGTGAAATGGTAGGTATTCCGAAGTACGGAGCACGAGAACTCAATATGCAGAGTGTTATTATTCCCAAGGTCAAGGAAATCTTCAGGATAGTTGAAGAAAGACAGGATGATATTTCTCGTCCTAAGCATATCTGGACTACTAAAGGTGGTGTAAGTAATGAAAATGAAGGTTGGGTTATCACATGACACGTATTCTAATCGGAAGCGATCCTGAAATCTTCGTGATGGATGAGAATGGGCAGTTCCGTTCTGGTCACGATCTCATTCCGGGGACAAAAGAACAACCTCATCCTGTACCATGTGGTGCAATTCAGGTAGACGGTGTTGCCTGTGAGTTCAATATCGATCCGGCAAGTACTGCACAAGAGTTCAGTAAGAACATTCGACTGGTAATGAACTCCCTCGAAGAATTTGTCAAGGGTATTCAGCCGGGGTATTCTCTTGAAATCACTCCTACTGCACATTTCGAGAAGATATACTTTGAATCTCTGCCTGAAGAGGTGAAGAAACTAGGTTGTACTCCTGATTTCTGTGCCTATACAGGAGAAGAGAACGAATCACCAGAGACTACTGAACCTTTCCGCACTGGTGCAGGACACATCCACATCGGGTGGGGTGATGGTGGTTACTTCCCTGATGAACAACACATGAAGACATGTATCGGTTTGGTGAAAGAACTTGATTGTTCTCTGTATGCTTCATCCCTTATGTGGGATCACGATACTAAACGTCGATCATTATACGGCAAGGTGGGTGCATTTCGTCCTAAACCATACGGTCTAGAGTATCGTCCACTGAGTAATGCATATCTAACAGAGAAGAAGACACAGGAATATGTCTTTGAGGTAACCAAGAATGTGGCCAGTAATTATTTCTCCTCTGCTCGTCGTATCAGCCATGACCCCCTTTGTGGTCGTTTCGTTGAGAATATACTGCTCGAAAAGGTTCCCGGACCAGCTGGTTTGGCCGCTTACGTATCTTACATTGAGAAAGCGTTTAAGCTCCCAGTATACCGTAGGTGAATTAGGTATGGATCATGAAGATGACATTTAGAGTGGGTGATTGTGTTCGTTTAGCTACAGAGTCTGAGTGTGAGATGAACACCCCTCGTGAATTAAGGTCTAATAGGCTCGATAGGTATGATCAGAGTACAGTATTCACTGTGACTAAAGAACCAGATCGTTGCGGACTCATACATCTAACCACGAAAGGTGAAGAACCCTGTGTTGCCTTTGCTGGGAGATTTAGGCGGCGCATGGAACTCCCATATGATCCAACTCAGCAACCAGACGAGGATGACGATGTATAAAACTCCCCACGAGTTCCTTCTAGCTCGTATCAAGGAATTAGAAGGTGGCGCACCCGACCGTGATGGTTTTGATGATACATTCATTCAAGCATATCGTTATTTTGCCAAAGAGTATGAGTGCTTCGGTGGGTGGGGCGACGGTGGTATACAAGAGAATTACAATCATGGTTTGAGGTCTGCAATGGACGATCTCCAGAAGTACTTCGAAGAATATAATCGGTCTGAGAAAACAGAAATAAACAACTAACAGAAAGAAATAAAATGTGTGGCTTGTGGGGTTGTATGGGTCCGGGTATTACCCGAGCGGACCTTAAGATTATTCGTGACCTTGGTATCTTTTCTCAGGTACGTGGTATGGATGGTGCTGGTGTATACCAAATTCGTTCGAATGCACAGAAGGGGTGGAGGTCATATGAACAGTTGTACAAGACGTATGCAACATTCTCCGAGATGGTCCTTGAGATTGAGACGAAGCAACGTCGTCGTGATAAAGGGATGGAAGATATCCTCGACACTATTTCTATTGACATCTTTATGGGTCATGTACGTTGGGCTACGAAGGGTGGTACAGACTCCGCTCAGGCTCATCCTTATGCATACTCTACTCTTGTCGGTGCACACAACGGTACACTTCGGGATAAGAAGTACGAAGACAATGTACGCACTGACTCTGATTTGATGTTCGAAGATGCTAATCGTCGTGGTCTAGAGACAGTCCTCAATGAACTCGACCCATGGTCGGCCTACGCCATCACGGTGTATGATAAAGTTCAGAAGAGGATGTACTTCGCTCGTAACGATGATCGTCCATTGTTCTTTGCTGTCAACAAAAATCGTTCAGTTCTATATTGGGCATCAGAGAAGAAGATGCTTGAGTATGTCTTGGACAGGAATAATGAACTCAGTAACTGTTCACTCCATGAGTTGATCTCTGGTTTGTTGGTCTATGTTGATCCCACTGAGATGACATATCGGGTGATTCAAGACAAACCCAAAACGATCTTTCATGGCAGGGAACTACACCCAAAGAAAAAGAATACTCACTATGCTGGCAACCACAAGAACCACACTGATGTAGATGATTACTGGTCTAACTGGACCAAGAAGAAATTCGAGAAGAAAGAAGAAGAAGTAAAGGTCGTAGAAGTACAAGCGGAGGTAGACGATAACGTCGTCCCGTTTTCAGGAGGAACTAAAATCACCTCCTCCCTTCGTTCCTATCACGCCGCCTGTGAGTGTGGAAAACAAAGACTCAATCTCCTTCAAATCAGTCAGGCAATACGAGGAAAGTCTCAACAGTTCAAGTCTAATACCGAAGGTGATAAATTTTTCTGTATGGCTTGCACTAATGATTCTAATCGTAATGATGACAATAATAGCCAGACGGTGATGGCCTAATGTTTAAGATTGGTGATCAAGTAAGATTAGTCAGGGCAGTGGACTATCTTTATACGGGATCAGAGGGTGTTATTCTTGAACCGTGTGAGTTTCTGAAGGATTACCAATGGGTGATCAGGATAACCAAGAGTATAAAAGGTAGTACAAAAGGCCATTATTGTGATGGACGTGTTCCTGGAGGTGGTGGTTATTTCGTTAGAGAGTCTGCCTTAGAGAAGATCAATATTGAACTCCCATACGACCCCAAGCAACAGAGGGATGAAGAAGATGACATTTAGAGTGGGTGATGAAGTCATCTATGAGGGTTTAGGTCCTCAAGCATATCCAGCATGGAGAGACAGTACCGGAATCATACTGTCAAATTGGAATAGAATGATGAAGGTGAAGTGGACAGGAGGACCAGTCTTAAAAGGTCGCCTTGAATCTTACCATATATCCACCCATTTCCCACACAACCTTAAACTCCTAACTCCAAAAGAATTACCGTATGATCCTGCACAGCAACCTGATCAAGAGGATGATGTTTAATGCCTATTATTAAGATAGGGGCGGACCCTGAAGCATTTATCGTTGATAAGAGTGGGACATTCTTCCCTGCTCATAATATCGTTCCGGGAACAAAAGAACATCCCTTTAAGCTCGAAAGAGGTGCTGTACAAGTTGATGGGGTAGCTTGTGAGTTCAATATTGATCCTGTTGAGACAGAAGACTCTTTCGTAAAAAATATTGGAGTAGTCCTCACTCAGATCAATGAGATCATCAAGAAGGTAGATAAAGACCTAAGTCTCTCTTGGGTTCCTATTGTCCAATTCAAACCATTAGTATGGGACACTGTACCTGAGACGAATAAAATCTTGGGTTGTGATCCTGACTATAATATCAACGGTGAAGTGAACATCAATCCCACTGAGAAACTGGAGGGAACTCCTCTCCGTACCGCAGCGGGGCATATCCACATTGGTTTCTTGGACAATCTAATTGACAATCCTGGGGATCAATCCCACTTTGATGATTGCCTTTACTTCGCCAAGGGTTTCCACAGTGCAGGATTGAGGACTTATACACCTCACAGCAAAGACGAATATGAACGATTGAATTATTACGGTCACAATGGTTCTTTCCGCCCCAAGAAGTATGGTGTTGAGCTAAGAGCACCTTCGAATGTATGGGTGAAGAACGAGATTTCACAACGCCTTGTTTTTAATGAAACTAGGACTAGATTTAAGGAATTGTCAGGTATCTAAGATGAAAAATAAATATCGTGGCGATGACATCCAAGGGCGTCTTGGTAATACGGTTATCCGTTACAAGAGTCATCCATATTTTTGTCAAGTAGAAAATACCACTCTTTGCCTTTATGACATGCATACCGGAAGTCTATCTGTACGAGTAGATCCGGATGATCCATTCATTGATATTAGTAGCGTTCCTCTTGGGTATGTGAACATTGATCATCCAGAGTACAAGCTGGCTGTATACCTAAAGCGTGAAGGTCGTCGTCAATTCAAACAGGGTGTAGAGCTTGGACATCTAACACAAGTCCCTCTTCGTAATGGATCAGGTCAACTCCATTGGTCTCATCTGAAGTGCAAGGGACTGGTTGATTGCATCGTAGGGAATTACCCTTCATTCGATGTGGCAGTCCAGACAATTTCTAAGCGTGGCTTCTACTCGGTTGCACTATCCAAGGATGTTGCCCTCAAGCGAGAAGGGGATACTCTCAAAGTTTATGTCAAGACTGATGAAGTAGGTTTCCTGAAGCTCGGAACCAATAGGGTAGTCATGCCCAAAGTTGATAACAGCTATATCAATATTTGTTATCTGAATGAAATCAAAGGTTGGGATGTATACGAAGGTATTAAATAATGACTAACACAATTAGTACTGTCTTTGATATTCAAAAGTCTATCGGTCGTCCTTTCAAGGAGAGGCATACTGGTCTCTATGGTGTTGAGATTGAGACAGAGACAGAAAGAAAATACGACTATCCTGCACTCCACTATTGGAACTGCGGAAAGGACAACAGTCTTCGTGATTGGGGAGTTGAGTACGTTCTGAAGGCCCCATTGAGTATTCCAGAACTAGAGAAAGCCTTTGAGGAATTCCGTCAGGCAGAAAAGAAGTATCGGTTCCGCCCTGAGAGTGTGAGTACTTCTGTCCACGTCCACACGAACATGCTCAATCAGACCTATCTGACTGTGGCAAACTACTTGACGACATGGCTTATGGTTGAACCTGTACTCATTCAGTACTCTGGTCCTGACCGTCTATCCAATCTCTTCTGTTTCGGGGTGAAGGATGCAGAAGGTATTCTTGATCATTGGGAGAAGTACGTCCAAGCATTGAACAGAAACAATTTCAAGAGTTGCCCATCTGCTGAAGCGGTTAAGTACTCTGCCCTGAACATCGCCACCTTGCATACTCTAGGGACTGTTGAGGCTCGTTGCTTCCGTGGCGAAACTGATGTCAAGAAGATCGGGATTTGGATTGAACTCCTGAATAAAATCAAGGAGTTTTCTGCACGTCCTGGGATGACACCACCTAAGATTCTCGAACTCTACAATAAGAACCGGGAAGGTATCATCGATATAATCTTTATAGAGTATGCCAAAGAGTTGAAGTGCAAAGATTATGAGAAGTTGATCACTCTCGATCATCTGAAGTATGCATCTCGTATTGCAGCATCATCTAAGGACTGGACTCGTTTTGGTCTGGTGAAGGTTAAGGCAGTCTACAAGGAGATGGTCAAAGAAATCCTTGAACAAATCTCTCAGGAGATTACCAAAGGATCATTCGATCAACTACCATTCCATGAACGTCAATTGGTATATGAAATCTATCAGCGTCGTAACCCAACATCTCGTATCGTAGATGAACTCGAAGATGTATAAGGAAAATTGAAATGGCTGTTAAAGCAATGTTCGCATACAACTCTGGGTCCGAAGGTGCTCGTGAGTTGAAAACTGCAATGATGATTCCTATGATTAAACATCATGGTTCTTCATTTCGTCCGGGGGCAGAGAAAGTTATCCTCAATTGGGGGGCAACTACTGATCGTTACCCGGCTGCACTACTCAGTTGTCGGATTATCAATCACCCTACTCGTGTAGACTCAGCCGTAGATAAGGTCGCTACGTTCAATCTCTTTCGTGAACATGGTGTATCCTCTCCTGAGTTCACAACGAGCAAGGCTGAGGCTATACGTTGGTGTGAGAGTGGTTCCACAGTATTTGCTCGTACTATTCTTCGTGCACACTCTGGTCGTGGTATCGAGATCATGGACCCTGACCATCCTGATACACTTGATGTCAATGCCCCCCTGTATGTCAAGTACATTCCCAAGAAGTTCGAGTATCGTATCCATGTGATGAATGGTGAAGTGATTGACACTCAACGTAAGGGTCTTAAGGAAGAGTTCAAGGATCGTCCAAATGTCAACCATAAGATTCGTAATCTTGCTAATGGCTTTATTTACGTTCGGAACGACGGTCATGTGGTCCCAGAATGTGTGCGTAGTGTTGGCATCCACGCTGTTACTGCTCTCGGTCTTGACTTCGGGGCTGTGGACGTTATCTACAATCAACGAGAAAATAGGGCATACGCACTTGAGGTTAATACAGCCCCCGGTCTCTCTGGAACCACAGTCACGAACTACCGCGATGCCCTCGTCGCAAACTTTTAGTGAACTCCCATACGACCCTAAGCAACAGAGGGATGAAGAAGATGATATTTAAGGTGGGTGATCTTGTTTCTTACGAAAATCCTGAAAGAGGATTACGGATGGGGAGGATCAAAGAGATCAGAGAGGAGTTTGGTACAACTAACATCTGGGCTAACTGGCAGCAAGCAAAAGATTTTTCAGAAGAATCTCTCTCCCGAACTTTTCTCAACATCCCTAACAAAGCACTCAAACATGTAGAACCACCTGAGCTACAATACGATCCGAAACAACAACCAGATGAAGAAGACGATATCTAATGTGTGTGATCATTACCCTAGGCTGCAATGCTTCTATCAAGAAAGAGCATCTTTTTAATGCTGTGGCCAACAACTGGCATGGTTTCGGTCTTATCATCAAAAAGGGAAACACTCTCGAAGTTGTCAGGAAGTTTGATGACGAAGGTAGTGATCCCGGAGAGATTTGGGGTCTACTAGAAGCTAACAAACAGTATGAACGAGTGCTTCATGTCCGTTTCAATACCCGTGGTGCATCAGATCTAACTAACACTCAACCCTTTAATGTGATGAAGGTAGAAGGTGGTCGTGAGGTTTGGTTCGCACATAACGGGACTCTTCATTCTTATGGTGATGGACAGAGTACCGGTAAGTCTGACACTCTTGATTTCGCAGATAGTGTCCTTCTGCCAATCCTAGGGAAATGGTCTGGTGAACTTGGTCTGGGGGATTATACTGACCCTACATTCCTAAAGGTTATCACTAAGTTCTGGTCGCCAGCCTCTAAGGGTCTTCTATTCTCTAACGATCTTTCACCTCTCCGTTTTGGTGACGGTTGGTCCTCTTACATTCATACAGGAGAATCTGAAGGTGAGGTCTGGGTTTCCAATAAGGAATACTTTGACAAAATCACCCGAGGACCCACCTTTCAAAAGATGGAAGCCGAGCGTAAGGCCAAAGAAGCAGAGGAAAGGGCGAAGACGCAGGAGATAATCCCTTTTGGCGGAAACTCCTCACCGAGTCAACTACCTCTACACGTATGGTCTGGAAACACGGCGAAAGACCCACGTATCATTAAGGCCGTCAACGATATTGTCGATACGTGGCAGCTTGAGGACGCGGAGGAAGTAGCTCTCCTGTCTAATGTCTCATTCGATGAGTGGATGGCAGTAGTTGAAGATCAAGATAAATTCTCTCTTGCTGCACTTATCCAGAGGTTGTCTCAGCATCTTTACGAAGTAGTCATTATTGATTGCCAACGCAAGGATGATAAACTGGACAGTCTTCAGGGTAAACTAGACCGTGCTACCAAGAGGATTGCTGAACTCTCAAACAATAAAGAGAATGACCGTGCAGCGTAAAGAATCATCTTTTGACATCCTCAAATTAGCGAACTCCAACACACCTGATTTCAATGATCTAAATGTAGGACCACTGGCAGAATATCCTGTATTCATTGTTGGTCAATTGAAGTCTGATGGTATTTACAACCAGATGCTAGAAGACTGTAAGTACTATGGTCCTGCCACTACGTGGGGTGAAGGTTTCATTCTTAAAGAAGGTCCCTTCGGTAACTACAAGTATACACCAGAGCCCTTAATATTTGAACTTGGATTAGACCCCAGGGAGAAACAGAAGACACTGAAAGAGTACGAGTCTGCAAGAGATATCAATTGGGAACTAGCTGGTCGTCTACGTGGTGAAGTTTATGGAGTACCTCTCCGTACTCTCACTGCTCTAGATCGTTGGGAGAATAATAACGAAGATGCTCACAGAGAATGGAAGTATATCACCCTTGATAACCCTCTGAGTGACACCAATAGTTTGAGGGCTTACATTTGGCTTTCTGATTGGTCTAATTATGAGACATATTTCAAGAGTTACAAATCATTGGATTCATGCCCATTTCGTATGGAAAAGTCTGTAGGATCAAGTAAGATCCTTCGGTCTTATTATTTCCAACAACCAGAAATTATGTATGATTATGCTGGACACTACGACGGAGATTATTAATGGCTAAATTTCAAATTGGGGATTATGTAGAGTACACCAATAAGACATATCCAGATGGACCAGTTCGTGGAGAGATCATCGGTATTAACTCACGGTATGACCCACACTATTTGATCCACGATACTTCTGGTCGTAATCATTATATATCCAGATGGTCTAATATGTTGCCCGGAGAACCCACTCACGTCTTTAATAAAACCTTCTATGCACCAGATCCTTACAATAATAATCTATTCAGGTCAAATGCTCGTTGTTTTCGAGTCTCTGTGGGTTCTCGTAACATTAGGAGTATGGAAATGAGGTATGATCCAAAACAAATGCCGGATGAAGAAGATGACATATGATGTAGGAGACGTAATTACTTATCGTTCTGACAATTACAGTGAGAAGTATAAGGTAGAGGCAATAGAACAACCATATGAAGGTCAAGTAGAACAGAGAATTAATATCAGTGTCATTGAAGTTGGAGGAGAGAAACAAGAACTACCTAGAAATGCAGGGTGGTTGACTATCTCTGTATTTAAGGGTTGTAATTACTCTGTTGAAAAGTTTGAACTCCCCTATGATCCCATGCAACAACCTGACGAAGAAGATGATATCTAGTAGTATTGACACTTAATATATTTGATGATATAATAATACCTTAATTTCAGAAAGTTTATTTTAATGGATGAACTAAAACGTCTAGACACTCTAATCAAATCAGTCAATCGTGGTGGATACTTCAGATGCCCCATTTGCAACACAGTCTCAAATCCACGTATTGAAACGAATATTGGGGACTATAAAGAGGGATTGTCCTTTACACATGATCCTAAAGACAGCAGACACTATATTTGTGTGAATTGTGACGAGGTGATCGAAGAACAACGACAAGATTACGCATTCCTTGATCGAGAGGATACATTTCTAGCTACACTCGACCAAGAAGATATTTCAATTGATGAATACTTAAAGGATTTTGACAAGGAATAAAAATGGGATCATGGGTTAAGACAAATCAGCCCTGTTTCTGTGGGAACTCTTCTGATGGTATGGCAACTGATTCCAATGGTAATTCTTTCTGCTTCGGAAAATGTGGGGGGAAGTTCTTCCGTGGTAAAGAGGAAGAAGCAGTAGACAGGAGCCAGTACACAGAAGAAATCTATGAGCACAGAGGACTACGCAGGCACACACTAGAGTTGTTTGGAGTGAAGACTAAGTTCTTCGAAGAGACTCCGATTGAAACAGCATTCTTCTGGCCCAATGGATCAATCCAAGTCAGGGGTAATGCAACCAAGTCATTCAGAACTGTGGGTGATTACAAGGCCGCCCGGTGCTATGGAACGAATATCTTCGACCGTGGCTCTAGACCATGCATCACTATCACAGAGGGAGCGTACGATGCCCTAGCGGTCGTGCAAATGATAGGAGAACGTAAGACAGCAGGTATTGCCATTCGTTCTGTCAGTACAGCAAAAGTTGATATCATTGCAGACTATGACTACATCAATTCATTTGATAAAATTATTATTAACTTAGATGGGGATGAGCCAGGACAAGAGGCTGCCAAGAAGATCGCTGCTCTGTTTGACTTCAAAAAGGTCTTCAACCTAAAACTCTCCAAATACAAAGATGCTAATGAGTACTTGATCAAAGAGTCTGAGAAAGATTACTTTGAAGCATGGAATAATGTTAAGAGATATACCCCAGACAACATCCTCTCTACCATGTCAGAGTTCCGTAAGGCCCTCAAAGAACGACGTGGAGCAAAGATTGTAGACTATCCCTTTACTGGCCTACAAGAGAAGCTCTATGGTATCCATGAAGGTGAAGTAGTTCTCATCAAAGCTCCTGAAGGCGTAGGCAAATCTGAGTTCATGAGGGCTATTGAGAATAAAACACTCAAAGCCACAAACTACAACGTTGGAATTATTCACCTCGAAGAGTCCAATGGTGAAACTCTCAAGGGTCTGGCAGGTTACTTCAGTGAGACTCCCGTACAATCACCAGATATGCCAGCATCAGATGAAGAGATTGAAGAAATCTTGGAAAAAATGTTGGGAAAGAATGAGGATCGATTTGTTCTTTATTCTGCTTTCGACGTTGAAGATGAGAATAAATTCATTGACGACCTAAGGTTTATGGTTGTTGCTAACAATTGTAAGATCATTTGTTTCGACCATATCTCATGGCTTGCTGTAGGTGGTTCTTCAGAGAAAGAAGATGATGAAAGGAAGAAACTAGATAGGATTGCTCAACGAGTAAAAATGTTGGCAGAAGAACTTCGGTTCGGCCTCGTTATGGTATCTCATGTTAATGATGCTGGTCAGACACGAGGGTCTAGGTATATCTCTAAGGCAGCTAACACTGTTATTGACCTTAAGCGTAACAAGACTACAGAGGATGAGTCGGAACGTACTAAGCTCCATTTTATGGTGGAGAAAGCTCGTCTTGTCGGTTCGAAGGAAGGTCCTGCAGGTTTCGCTGTTTATAATACAGAAAAACTCATGCTTGAAGATCCTCTTGAACGTGGACTACAATTGTGAAGATACATATTAATGGTTATATTTTACTGGGATTTATTATTTGTTCGATCTTGATCTTGACCACATGAAAAATACATGGTATAATAACACTTCCAAGAAACAGAAAGAAAAGAAGAAAGAAAAAGATCCTAATATATTTGATGGATTAATTACTGAGTACCGTTATGATGAAACGGTTAAAGTACTATAACAAGAGGGAATATTACTCTGACATACTACATCAAGAATGGTTCTCAATTTTCAATTACCAAAGAAGATAATATTGATATCCGCCGGGAACTACCCGTAGGTACTTATTCTATTATGTTATCCCAGACTGGTTTCTATCTAGATGAACAAGCAACATCTGGGATCGATCATAAGATTTATGGTTCTGCTGTAGATCGTGCAGATCGTATCATCAAGACTTTCTTTGATCGCCCTGCATCCACTGGTGTTGTCCTTCAGGGTGAGAAGGGTTCAGGTAAGACTCTACTTGCTCGTCTTCTGTCTGAGAAGCTCCGGGAGCATGGGGTATCCACCCTTCTTGTCAATAGTCCTTTCGCTGGTGAAAGTTTCAATAACTTCATTGCTCAAATCGAACAACCCATCATGATTCTATTTGATGAGTTCGAGAAGGTGTATGACAAGGAACGTCAACAACAACTACTCACACTATTGGATGGTACTCATTCAGGTAAGAAGCTTTTCGTAGCCACCCTGAATGACTTCTATATGGTCAATGACTTCATGAAGAACCGTCCGGGTCGTTTCTACTATTCCTTCCGTTACGAAGGTCTGGAAGAGATTGAAGTCCGTGAGTACTGTCAGGATAACCTCCGGAACAAAGAAAAGATTGACAGCGTAGTCACTTTTTCATCTACCTTTAGTAAGTTCAACTTCGATATTCTTAAGGCTATCGTGGAAGAAATGAACAGGTATGATGAGGCTGTAGGTGATGTCGTTCAGTATCTCAATGCTCGACCACAAGAGTCTTCCATGACCCTCGAGATTAAGCACTTTGAAGCTGATGGTTACAACACTAAGATGAAGCTGTACGATCTCCCTGTTCTGAACCCATTGGCAAACTCATTCCAAATCTCTGCCTACTCTGAATCTCTCAAACCAAAGGTTGCTCTGAAGGATAATCTCTTTGGGGATGACGATGAAGATGACAGTGATGATATCAATTACGTAGAGGTTCGTTTCACTCCGGGTGATTTCCAGAGGATGCACAATGGTCACTATTTCTTTAAGAACGACAGAGGTGCAGTAGTCCTCGGTAAGCCTGACAAGAAGAATGATGCCTTCAAAGAGTTTGTAAATGCACTATGACAGACATCTGGATTTTCGACGTAGAGGGAGATGGACTTAAACCAACTAAGCTCCATTGCCTCTCTGCTGGTGATCCGAAGACAGGGAAAGTATTTACCACTCCCGATCATGACAGTATGAGAAAGTTCCTCAAGAACGCTAAGGTACTTGTCGGGCACCACATTACTCGGTTCGACATACCAGTACTAGAACGTCTCTTGGGGATCAAGATCAAAGCCAAACTGATCGATACTCTTGCACTCTCTTGGTATCTATATCCCCAACGATTAAGACATGGTCTCGAAGGGTGGGGAGAAGACCTAGGGATCAAGAAACCAGAGATAACAGACTGGGAAAATCTAAGTCAAGAAGAATATGAACACCGTTGTTCTGAAGACGTCAAAATTAATATGGCCCTTTGGAACCAGATGTACAAATATCTTCTTGACATCTACGGTAGTGATAAAGAAATCTGGAAACTTCTGGATTATATAGCATTCAAAATGAAATGTGCCAGACTCCAAGAAGAGTCTAAGTGGAAACTGGACATTGAGTATATCAAAAACTCTCTGTCTGAACTGACAGCAATCCAGGAAGAGAAGAAAGTAGCCCTCACAGCAGCAATGCCAAAGGTGCCTATGATTGTTGTCAAGAGGAAACCTAAAGTATTTCTTAAAAGTGATGGAGAATATTCTAAATTAGGGATGGATTGGATCGCCTTATGCACAAAGAATGGTCTACCTCCTACCAATGAGGACGATATTCCTGTCCTTGTCGGTGAGGAAGAGGGTAATCCATCTAGTACTGACCAATTGAAAGAGTGGTTATACTCTCTTGGGTGGGTCCCACAGACATTTAAGACTACAAAGAATAAACTGACAGGTGCGACAAAAGAAATTCCTCAAATCAACCTTGAACATGGGAAGGGTATTTGTCCCAGTATCAAGAAGTTATATGAAAAGGAACCATCTCTTGAACTCCTTGAGGGTCTGAGCGTACTCCAACATCGTATTGGTATCCTGAATGGTTTTCTCAGGGATCAAGAAGACGGTTGGATCAAGGCTCAAATCAATGGATTGACTAACACACTTAGGTTCAAGCATACAACTGTTGTCAATCTTCCTAAAGTAGATAAGCTCTACGCTGCTTCTATCCGTGGTGGACTCATCTGTCCAGAGGGATATGAACAATGTGGTGCTGACTTGTCGTCTTTGGAAGACAAATTAAAACAACATTATATATTTCCACTTGATCCTGATTATGTAAATGAAATGCAAGTGGATGACTATGACCCACACCTTTCACTGGCATTCTCCGCCCATGCGATTACTAAAGAACAGATGGATGATTATATTTCTGGGATTGATAAAAAGACAATTAAACCCATCCGGGATATATATAAAAATGGAAACTACGCCTGTCAATATCTCGCAGGAGTATCTCGTCTCGCCATTACTTGTGGGATCTCTTTTTCTGAAGCTAAAGTAGTACATGAGGCGTACTGGAAAAAGAACTGGAGTGTTAAGAAAGTAGCAGAACAGCAGCGATATAAAACTGTTGAGGGGCAAATGTGGCTTTTCAATCCTATCTCTGAGCTTTGGTATTCTCTGAGGTATGAAAAAGATATCTTTTCAACATTGGTTCAGGGCTCCGGTGCTTATGTTTTCGACAAATGGGTTGAGAAAATTCTTGATAAACGAGAGCAATTAACTTTTCAGTTCCATGATGAGTTGGGCTTGACAGTTAAAAAAGGATTCAGAGAGTCTTGCACTAAGCTTATTAAAGAATCACTAGAAGTATTAAATAAAGAATTAAAATTGAATATCGAAATTCTCTGTGACGTTCAATACGGGGATCGTTATTCCGAAATCCATTAATGAAAGATAGGTAGACTAGAATGGATGCCATTGCCAAGAGCGTGCTTCAATACATTCAACAACAGAAGTCCCATGCAGTTATCGCTGGTGGGGCTGCCCGTGATGAATACCTCAGTCTGATCCCTCGTGATTATGATATTTGGGTTCAAGGTAAGTATGACTTCATGGGATTGATCTCTGAGTATGATGTCAAAGACTTTAGACAGAAGGGTACATCTTACGACAAGGCGTTCCATGACAACGGTATCAGAGAGGTCTTCTCTTTTTCTGTTGAAGGAAGATCATTCGATGTGATGACTTACAAGGATAAGTACTTCGAAGAAGATGAATTCGGAAAGAAAGTAGTCGAGAAATTCGATTTCGGTCTGAACATGGTGTACTACGATGGTGTATCTATCGATGACACTAATAGGAACTTCCGAGATGACATGGATATTTCTACTATGTCTCTTATTAATCTTGAAAGTATGGAACACCTTCCTACTGCCATTCGTAGATTTGAGAAGTTCAATCAAAAGTTCTCTGTCCAACAGAATGCCCCAGAGAATTCATGGGCGTTCAGAGCACCTTGCCTGAAGCTTCTGACTGAGAAGAAGGAAGAATACAAACCCTTTGGTCGTAAGAAACTATACTGGACTGCTGAACCAGCACTGGGTGAATGGATTGGTGAAATTGCTACACCCCCAGTACCTCCTATGCCAGCAGTGCAAGCATTCGATTGGGATACTCCAGAAGCTGAAATAGAAGATAATTTTTAACAAAAAGGAATAAGATCATAGCGACACGTTACATGACTTTGAAGGGCCGCATTAAGTGGGCTCAAGTATATCAGCCAGATAATTTCTCTGGTGCTGAAAACTGGAAGGTAAACTTCTATCCTTATGACGGAGAAGAGTGGGAAAAGTTTGATGCCACTGGTCTCGAACTGAAACGTAAGGTGGATAACTCTCCAACTGATTCTCTCCTGTTTAATGAGAAGTTCGTAACTTTCCGTCGTCCTACCAAGAAGGTTATCCGAGAAGAGTTCGTAGTGTTCTCCCCACCGGAGATTACTGGTGAGATTACCGTTAAGTATGTAGATGAAGAAGGCGAAAAGATCCGCCAGTATAACAAGGGTGAGAAGAAGTCCATCGTTCGAGTGGATGCAGAAGGTGAACCAATCAAGGGTAACATCGAATGGGATAACGAAGATACTCGTAAATTCCTCATCCCGAATGGTTCTCTTGCTCTTGTGAACTTCTCTTACTATGACACAGCTAAGGGTAAGGGCCATAGGTTGGAAGGTATTCGAATCCTTGAGATCGCTGAATACAATAAGCCTGAAGAAGTTGTCGATGAAGAAGTAGAGGAAGTTAAGGAAGTAAAAGTAGAAGAGAAGAAGTCCAAAAAGAAAGAAGAAACGAAGACTTTCCACGAAGACCTAGACGATAAATTGCCTTGGTAGGAGATAGTATGATTCCCGAATACACAGAATATCTTATTGAATTTGACACTCCCCATTTAGTGGTCTACGTATCTGGTCTCACACCAGAAGGTTACTGGGAGGAAATTCGAGTAGAAGATGAAGTAGATAATCCAGAGGACTTCGCTCTGGGTATGGTTGAGGGCTTTAAGAGTCTCGGTCACTTCGCTCAAGCACAACCAGTCAGTTTGGATGCATGAGGACATTACTTATCGACGGTGATATTCTTTCCTACCAATGTGCAATCTTTAATGAAGTAGCAACAGAAATAGAACCTGGATACTGGGTTTGGCACTGTGAATTCGGTAAGGTCATCGACAGTATCAACTGGCAGATTTCTACCTACATGAAACGACTGGAAGCTGACAACTTCATCCTTTGTTTAACTGATAATGACAAGAACTTCAGAAAAGATATTTTAAGCACGTACAAAGGGAACAGGAGTAACCTTAAAAGACCTCTTGTTCTAAAGCCCACTCGCGAATACCTTATTAAGGAATTGGATGCGAGGATCACTCCCGGTTTAGAGGGGGATGATCTTATGGGAATTCTCTCCACAGAAGAAACTGATGATGAACGGATTATCGTATCTATCGATAAGGACTTGAAGACAATCAATGGTAAGTACTATAATCCGAATGCAGATGTAGTCGTAGAGATTACAGAAGAAGAAGCTGATTGGTGGCACCTATATCAAACACTAACTGGTGACACTATCGACGGATACAGTGGTTGTCCCTCCATTGGTGCTGTAACAGCCAAGAAGATACTTGATGAGAGTCCTACTTGGGATGCTGTCATCAAGACGTACAAGAAGAAGGGACTGACAGAAGAAGATGCTTTAGTTCAAGCTCGTGTAGCTCGAATACTGAGATCCTCTGATATCGATAATGAGGGTAATCCAATCCTCTGGACACCGAAGGAGGACAACAATAAAAAAGAAACTTCCTAAAATCGGAAAAAGGATCGTTAAAAACTCTTCGGAATACGAATGCTATAAGAAGATTGAAGCCATGCTTCCAAAGGATATGACAGTCTCATATGAAACGGATAAGCTTCAATACACAACGACACATACGTACCTTCCCGACTTCACGATTAGATTTCAGAAGTCTGACGGTATTCATGCCCTTCTGGAATATAAAGGGAATGGCCGAGCATTCGATAATACTGTTAGACAGAAAATGATTGCAGTTAAACAACAATACCCTGAACACACTTTTTATATTGTCTTCCACTCAGATGGAAAGATCGGCCCTAAACGAAAGGATGGTTCTTTCCTTAAACAATCCGATTGGGCGAAAAAGTATGGTTTTGAGTATTGTATAGGAAGGGATAACATCCCGGAATCCTGGTTTCTTTAAGAGAAAGTTAATTTATGAATACTTATGTTGTCATGCGTGCTGGTGGTGAAACTGGCACTACAATTGATGCTGATCATTTTATGGTTGACCCATCGGGTACTCTCTATCTTTTCAAGGGTGACATCATCGTCTCTGCTCATAACGGTTGGGAAGACATCGTTCTAACATATGATGACCGGGAGGTATCTGAATGAGTGAAACTTATCTAATCCTTCCTGATCAGCACGCCGTGAGTTATCACAACAATGATCGTGCAGACTGGGCAGCTCAACTTATTATCGACATCAGGCCAACGGTCGTGATTAATATGGGTGATGCTGTAGACCTTGAGTCCCTGAGTTCTTATGACAAAGGTAAGAGGGCATTCCAAGGTAGATCCTATAAGAACGATCTAAATGCACATCTTGATTTCCAAGAACGTCTTTGGGAACCTTTGAAGAGGCAGAAGAAGAAACTCCCTCATCGAGTATTCCTCGAAGGTAATCATGAAAATCGAATTGAACGTGCACTAGACCTTTCTCCTGAACTAGCTGGTACTATCGGGTTTGAAGACTTCCAGTTCGATAAGTACTATGATGAAGTCATCCGATATGATGGTGGTCTTCCGGGTATCTACAAGAGGGATAATATCCTCTTTGCCCACTTCTTCCCAACAGGTATCTCAGGACGTCCTATCGGTGGAGAACGACCAGCTCATATGCTTCTGGCTAAGAATGGTATGTCCTCTATCGCTGCTCATAGCCACACACTTGATTATGCCACTCGTAGAACCATCGCTGATGAATATCAGAACGGACTAGTAGTTGGTTGTTATCAAGACTTCGTTAACCCATGGGCTGGTCCCATCGGCAAGTTCTGGCAAGCAGGTATTCCTGTCCTCCGGAATGTAGAAAACGGTGGATTTGACTTCGAATGGATTAGCATTAAATCCCTACAGAAAGAATACGGAAAGTAAAATGACACTCAGGGCCACGTTAGAAATTATCCCATTTGGTGATGAAACTAAAGCAAGAGAAATAGTTGTATTGAATATCAGTAACGTTACGTTTAAAGAGGGACGTGGCCCTAATGGCGAAGATACTTATGTCGTAGAGGTCAATGATTATAAGAACTATGACTCTAATACAAAGAGGATCTTTCACAAGAGAGAAGATGGAGCAGTTGCCCTAGTGGAGAAGGCGTGTCGAAATGTCTGATAGAGATATCTGGTGGGTAAAAGATTACCTCACGTACAAAGATGGCCATCTTTACTGGATAAAATGTGATGCCCCCTGGGTTGATATAACACAACCAGCAGGACATATTAGAAAAGATGGATATTTAGCTATAGGATTCAAGGGTAAGAATTACTTAGGACATCAGCTAATCTGGTTTTTGTGTTATAGAGAGGTAGCTGATCTCCTGGATCACATAGATAGAAACCCCAGTAATAATAGAATTGAAAATCTGCGACGAGCTGATAAAAGATTGAATAGCTTGAATAGAGATGCCCCTAGTAATTCTAAATCTGGAAAAGCTGGTGTATCGTGGGATAGCGCAAGGAATAAATGGACAGTTAGGTGGAAAGAAACTAGTGGGAAATATTCTTTCCTTGGCTATTTCGAAGACCTTAACACTGCCATTGAAGTTAGAACTCGAAAAGAACAGGAGGTACTGGGCGATGGGAAATAATATCTTTCTTATCTCAGACACTCACTTTCAATCATTCCAATATCATCAAGTATTGTGATCGTCCGTTCAAAGATACAAAAGAAATGGATTGGACAATGGTAGAAAATTGGAACAAGGTAGTTAAGCCACAAGATAAGGTTTATCACTTGGGTGATGTTTACATGGGTGCCACAAGGGGATATATCGAGAATATATTACAGCATCTTAATGGACATAAGAGGTTGATCCTAGGTAACCATGACAATGGGAAGGATCAAGTCCTTCAGAGATATTTCGAAAAGATCGATGTCTGGAGGATGTTCCCTGAGTTTGGACTTCTTTTGACCCATGTTCCTGTTCATGAAAGTACTCTAGACAGAGGTATGGGGAAAGAACTTCTTAACGTTCACGGACATATCCATAACAAGGAGTCTCCTACTTCTAACCATTATAATGTTTCTGTTGAGATGATCGACTACACCCCAATCAATATAGAGAATGTACGAATTCGTTAATGAGTGATACTGATACAAAGTTTAAACATTCTAAGAAGCGCAATATTATGGCAAAGCATCTTAGGGATCAAGGTGATTATAAAGGTGCCTATGCTATAAAGATTATTGATCCACGAAAAGAAGAATATAAGAGAAAGCATATGAGAGTGAGTGATATTGTAAATGATGAAAACGAGTATTGAGGACTGGCTAGAGAGGGAGCTAGAGAAAAAAGACTTTGAAACGATCCTAGAAGATTTCGATCTTGATCCGTATACAGTGTTCTGGTTGTTATTTCAAAATGGATTGATCGATGAAGAATTGATTGAATTGGAAGTAGATTGAATACTACAGACAGCTATACAATCAAGTACCCCCTCGAAGTATTTGAAGAGTGGTTGGAAGAGAGGGCTATGGAGGATGGTATCTTCTATGGTAACGGAAGAATTTCCATAACTAACATCACCTTCGACGATGTGAATGCATATGTCATAATTGAAGGTGAAATCTTACGGAGAATGGATTCATGAACGCACATAAATTTTATACACTACTATCTGTCGGTGTCATTGGACTATCAGCCCTACTCTTCTTGGGCAAGGCTGTACGAGCAGACGAGGTAAGTACTTTTCAGAAACAAGCCGTGGACACTGTACTACAGTTGAATCGTAATTGTTCTGGTACTGTAGTTGATATTGGTGTTCCTTCGAGTACCTATATCCTTACTGCCAATCATTGCACGACAGAAGAAGCTGCTAATGATGCTCAGCGTGGTATGGTTTCTGTAGACGAGAAGGTACATGGCAAACTCATTAGTACTGAACTTCTTCCCTATGATGTAGTTGTCCGTGATACTGCCAAGGATCTGGCTATTGTAAAGGTTCGTAAGGAAGGTCTCTTTCTACCTACCGCTAAGATCGCCAAGGAAGATCCTAGGGAAGGCGAACAGGTCTGGACTATCGGGTATCCTCTAGGACTCACTAGAACCGTCACAGAGGGCCGTATGGGCGACTACGAGGCTATCAATAAGGATATGACCGCTGATAACTTCGGTGATGCTCCTGATGGTCGTGTAATGTACCGTGCTACTCCCGCCCTATATGGTGGTAACTCTGGTGGTGGTTTCTTCATTAAACGTAATGATGATTACCTTCTTGTTGGTGTATCTGACGCAGGCTTCCGTCAGTTCTTTGTTGCTGGTTATTATGTAACTCAGAGTGATGTGAATGACCTAGTCGGTCGTGCATTCAAAAAGACCGCTGAAATCGAACAGAAGAAGGCTAACGATTGATGGCAGGAGAAATAATCTTCTCTGCATTCGGGGGATTCTTATTTGGTCTGATCCTTGGGTGTATGCTAACATCGATGGATGCCAAAGATCGTGAAATAAAGGGTTTGAAGAAAAGAGTTGGTGAAGATGACTAAACTAACATTTACAACTGATGAGGATCATGTTCATACCTTCGAAGGTGAAGTGATGATCGATGGTAAGCTGGAGGGATTTAGTATCCAGTTCACCAAGGAATTCCCAACGGGTAAAGATATTGGACACATGCTATATGCTGCTGCTAATCTGGCCAGTAGTAATCATTATGTAAACCAGTATAATTCCATTGTAGACCTTCTAGAACAACTAGAGAAAGATCTAGAAGCGCTCAGTGGAGATAGTAATGGATGAAGATAATGATCCACACTCGGATGAATACTACTTCTATGCTGGCTGTTTGATTTCTGTCGGTATGGGGATACTGGTTGCTGTCTTCCTATACATGTTGAACAGTTTGTTGTAATCATATCAGCCCTCGTAGAGATACGGGGGTTTTTCTTTCTGAGGATTAAGAATGTTTGAATCAGGTGATATTGTACAAGTGATCGTAGAGAGTTCTAGAACAGATTACGCTGGATATAAAGGGTTTTATGGTGAACATGTAAAGATTATAGCAGGACCATATGATGATGATTCTGTTCTAGTATCTATTTTGAATTCTGGTGAGAGTGCAGTCATGTATATAGATGAGATTGCTCAATTGGATTTTGAACTCCCATATGATCCAAAACAGATGCCAGACCAAGAGGACGATATTTGAATGGCTGAATGGCATACCCTATACACCTCATCTGCTATTAATTGTCAGTGGTGTACTAAGGCTAAAGAACTATTGAACATTTACGGTATAGATTTCTATGAAAAAGATATTAACGAGAATGAGACCTACAAGCAGGAATTTCTGGAAGCAGGTCATACAACTGTTCCACAACTATATCACGAAGGGACTCTGATCGGTGGCTACGAAGCAACAGAAAGATACCTCAGACTCAAACATTCAGCCAAAGCAAGAGAAGAAGAATTGTCCGAACGACTCACAAGAATTTAGAAAACGAATAGATTTCATTTTCGAACAAAATAGGGATATGGGATACTATTGATGAGTAATATCGATCCGTGGATTAAAGTCCTTGAGCGAATGAAAGAACGGGTGAAAGAACGAGACAAACTTAGGATAGAAGAGATCAAGAATTGTAAACATGATTGGAAGAACGACCATGATTTCGTTTATGATTACTGTCATCAGACTTGTTCAAAGTGTAAACACAAAAGGATGTTTTAATGGGATTTAAAACGTATGGGTAAACGTAGTTCATTCGAACGTATCGAAAAGGATTTCTATCGGTCTATCGACTTACGGATAGGTTCCAGCCTAATCAGTCATATCCCCACCGGGATGAAATATTATGAGCCTTGTGTTGGACAAAAAGATCTGGTTGATCAATTAGGATTTATCGATTGTGTGGGTTCTAGTGATATAGAAAAAGATGCATTGACCCTGACAGTAGATGACCTTAATGAGGCAGATATGATTATCACTAATCCTCCGTGGACTAGATCAATTCTACATCCTATGATTAATCATTTTAGTTCAATGAAACCAACATGGCTTCTCTTTGATTCTGATTGGTCACATACGAAACAAAGCTCAGTGTATATGAAAGAATTATGTACCGATATCGTTTCTGTCGGTAGATTGGTTTGGATTCCTGGTACTAAAGTGTCAGGGAAAGATAATTGTTCTTGGTACAGATTTGATAAAGATAAGTCAGACGACACCAGATTTCACGGAAGGTGATTTATGAAATTTAAGAAAGCTAAAAAGTTTATCGATAGTTGTCCTATGTTTGATGACTCTGCCCTGGGACTGGCTGGTGAAGTCGGTGAAGTAATCGAATTGATCAAGAAGGATCGTCGTCCTGACGATCGTCGACAAGTTATGGACAAAGAGAAACTAGCCCTAGAGTGCTATGATGTCTTCTTCTACCTAACTCGTGTCCTTAGTCAGTATGATATCGATTGGAATACAGCAGTGAAAGCAGGGGAAGATAAACTAACAAAGAGGTTTAACAATGGATAATACAGTACAATATCTACAGACTATACTTACTAGTCTACGACGCGATCTCAGTTATCTCGTTCTGGATAATGCAGAGAAGACTAAGATGATCGAACAGAACACTCAGGATATGGTTGCCATCCAAGCTAAGATTGATGATATCCAAGCATCTCTAGGAAAGCTTCAGAATGCCAACTGATCGTTTTAGAGAACTGATTGGTCGCCTTCGTGACTTCGGAGATTTCTATGACCCTGACGAAGATAATTACTACGATGGTCTAGATGAATGGCTGGATGCTGATGCACCGATTGATGACGAAGAGGATGAAGATGACTCAGAATGATTTCTTTGTAGCAATCCAGTATATACTAGAGACTGCCGAGCGTGAAGGTTGGAGTCTACGACAAATAGACAGGGATGCTGGAGATGCTATTCAAGAGTATCTCGAAGTAAAAGGTTACTATAAAGAGGAAGATGAGTGAGAGTTCTCATCACTGGTTCAAGAGACTATGAGGATACGTTTCAATTTAACGAAACGTTGGATGAACTCCTTAAGTCCTACGATGATCCAATAATTATTGCAGGTGGTGCTAAGGGCGCAGATCGTCTAGCAAAAGAATATGCCCACATGAATTATCTACGTTATCTAGAGTTTCCTGCTAATTGGCCTAAATACAAGAAGAAGGCTGGAACTCTCCGTAATCTACAAATGCTCGATGAAGGTAAACCTCATTTGGTCATTGCATTCCCACTAGAAGGGAGCATCGGTACATGGCATATGGTAAAGATTGCACGAGAGAGAGATGTAGAAGTTATAGTCATAGGAGAATGAATGAACGATAAGAAAACATATGGACCTAAGCTTGCTCTAAGCCAAGAAATCCACCAGACGAAATATCGATTGGGTAATGAATCTTTCGAGCGAGCTATGACCCGCGTTGCTAACCACCTTAAGGATGATACAGAGCACTTCGATACTCTGAGAGATATTCTGCTGGAGATGAGATTTCTTCCGGCAGGCAGAGTACAATCCGCTGCTGGCTCTCCCAGAGAAGTGACTGCATATAATTGTTTTGTCTCTGGTACAATTGAAGATAGTATGTCATCTATTATGCAGAAAGCTACAGAAGCGGCGGAGACTATGCGTCGTGGTGGTGGTATCGGCTACGACTTCTCACGACTCCGTCCTAGGGGTGATTTGATCGGATCTTTGGAGAGTAAGTCTTCTGGTCCCATTTCCTTCATGAATATCTATGATGCTATCTGTCACACTATTGCATCTGCTGGTCATCGTCGTGGTGCACAAATGGGAGTTCTCCGTGTAGATCATCCCGATATCGAAGAGTTTGTGAGGGCGAAGAACAATGGACAAAAGCTGACAGGCTTCAATGTATCCATCGGTATCACTGATGAGTTCATGAATTCTCTGGTCAGGGGAGAACGGTTCCCACTACGGTTTGAAGGTAAGACATACAAATATATTAATCCCAATTCTTTGTGGGATGAGATTATGAGAAGTACATGGGACTGGGCGGAACCCGGTGTTCTATTCCTTGATAGAATCAATGAGATGAACAATCTCTATTATTGTGAGACAATCGAAGCGACGAATCCATGTGGCGAACAGCCGCTCCCACCATATGGTGCATGTCTATTGGGTTCTTTCAATCTCACGAAGTATGTAACACCCGACAAGTCATTTGACTTCAATCAATTTATTAACGATATTCCACCAGTCGTTAGGGCTATGGATAATATCATTGATCGTACTCAATACCCGCTAAAAGAACAAGAAGAAGAGGCAAAGAATAAACGGAGAATGGGCTTAGGTATCACTGGTATTGCTAATACGGCTGAAGCTCTAGGACTACGATACGGATCAGAAGAGTATCTTTCCTTCCAAGATGAAGTCCTTATTATCCTACGAGATCATACATATATTGCATCTGCGTGTTTGGCAGAAGAGAAAGGATCTTTTCCTCTCTATGACCAAGAAAAATATCTCACTGGTCAGTTTGTAAAAACACTTTCCTCTCATGTACGAAAGCAGATTGAAGAAAAGGGTATTAGGAATTCGCACCTAACTTCTATCGCCCCCACAGGAACAATCAGTCTCACTGCAGATAATACTTCTTCCGGCATCGAACCACCGTACCTTCTTGAATACGAGCGAACTATCCAAACATTTGATGGTCCACGTATTGAGAGAGTTCAAGATTATGGTTTGAAGCACTTTAATGTTCGAGGAATGACCGCTAATGAAATTCCAGCTGAAGACCATGTGAAGGTTCTAGCCAGAGCACAAAAGTTTATTGATAGCGCTGTATCTAAGACCTGTAATGTAAGCGATAAAGTTAGTTTCGACGATTTTAAAAACCTGTACTTTGATGCTTGGATTAAGGGTTGTAAAGGTATTACTACTTTTCGATCAGCAGGAAAACGATACGGTATCCTGAATGCTGTGGACTCGACTAAGAATGAAGAGCCAGAAGATACAGTTTTGACAGAAAGTGCACAAGCTTGTTATATCGATCCTGATACTGGATCAAGGAGTTGTGACTAAAATGGGTTTAATTATATTTCTTTTCTTTGTATTTCTAGTTTGGATTACGGTAAAGAAACTGGAGAATGATAACAATGAGTGATCAGCAAGTTCGTATTGCTTTCATGGGTAGTTTCTTGGGTAATGATGAAGCTTCTAACTACCGAGATGAGTTCTTTGACTACTTCGGTCAAGACGTGAAAGATGGTAATCTAATTCTTCTAGAAGATAACATTCGATTTATCAATAATCATTGGGTTGTCAGGATTCTGGCAGAGAACTCTCAGACGACTATGGAGCTTGAACTTGAGTGAAGGACGAAAGGACGATGTGGGAAAGGTTCGAATGGATCTTCTTCCTCCTGAATTCCTATTCGCGACAGCAACCATCTTGACCTTCGGGGCAAAGAAATATGCTGATCGTAATTGGGAACAAGGGATGAAATGGGGGAGGGTGTTTGGTGCCCTTATGAGACACATGTGGTACTGGTGGGGAGGTAAAGGTCCCACTACGACTAACTTTCTATTTGGTGATACAGACGAAGAAACAGGCTATAGTCACCTCTGGCATGCTGCTTGTTGTTTAGCATTTCTAATCTCGTACGAAGAGAGAAAGATTGGTGAAGATGACCGACATAAAAAAGTATAGTATTTATGCATCTCTGTTAATCATTCTGATGGTTTCCTGTTACTTGACCTCTTGTGCATCCAAAGAAGATAACTACTGGGGCCAAGTCTCCAAAGGAGTAAACGAAATTGTCAAATGATAATCTAATTTTGGCATTGGACTTCGACGATACCTATACTGCTAATCCAGAACTATGGGATAGCTTCATTATCCTATCGCAGATGTGTAATACAGAAGTAGTTATCGCCACGTATCGACATGAAGTAGAGGACGCTGATCCCGCACTTGACCGTATAAAGCGATTAGGTACGAGGTGCTACTTCACTGACGGCAAGGCCAAGAAACCCTTCCTTGAGGCTCTGGGTGTCAATGTGAACATCTGGATTGATGATCGACCTCAGACTGTCTACATGGATAGTGCTTGGGCACAGAATAGTCCAGAACTCCACGCTTGGCGAGAAGCTAACGCAGAACGACTTAAGGCTTAAAACAAAGAAACCCTCGGAGGGACTAAGAGTTTCGGCTCCTAGTTTCACGAGGGTTTTATTTTGTCTATTGTCTACTTTTGTTTATTCAAGAGATTTTCCATCTCCCTGTTGAGAGGAACCTCTCGGTCATTACCAGTATTCCAGTAGTTGGAAGATGCTCTACCAGCAGCTCTCTGTTGTTCAGATCGACGGGCTTTACCAGCTTCTTTGGCGAGGATACTTTCAGATACATTCTTACCGAGGGTAGCCATATTAGAGGCATCTCCTACAGCACCTTCAAGCATAGCTTGTTTAGCCTCACGTACTTGTCCAAGAGATTCAACACTCAATGGGCCAGTCAATCGACGAACACGAGATGCTCTAGGGTTAAGAACACCAAGAGTAAAGGTGATCAACGAGTTCAATGCCTGTTGGGGATCTTCTCCACGATCTACAGTGGTCAGGATCTTGTCGGCATCAGATTTAGGTGTCTTTCTCGTCAAGTTGAGATAGGCATTCTTAGCCTCTTGTAACTGTCCCAGAACCTCTGGTTGATCATGGAAAATGATCTGAAGGTTTTTCAAGTCCTTAGACCCTTCACCGAAGATCTTCTTTGCCTGTGGTTCAGAGATACGATAGGCAGTTTCTTGTGGATTACCACCACCTGCTGGACCTAGAGACTGTCTAGAACCAAGACGATCACGGATGTAATCAAGATAGGTAGCCTTGAGGGAGTCTTTAGCAACATCACCCCTCGGGCCCAGCTTATTGATCTGAGTCATCATATCTATCAGTTTATCTTCAGAATCAGAAGCATTAAATATCTTCTTGATAGCTCCAGCTGTAGTACCACCACTCACTGCTCTTGCACCCTCTTCCCCTTGGAAGACGAATGGTTTTAGGACAGAGAGATTGGCTGTCCTATGAATCTCGGTAGCTTCTTCTTTGATCTTCTGAAGTTGAGCTTCATACCCAGCCTTACGGGAATCAATATCCGCTTTGGCTAGGTTAAAGTTACTTGCCCTAGCACCTTCAGATTCTGCTATAGCACTCTTGAGGTTAGAGAGTTCACCAGCCTTTTGACCAGACATCAACTGTAGAGTGTCCATCCGGGCAGCAAGATCACGATACTTAGAAAGAATAGGACTATCGGGACTATAACGTTCAAGACCAGTGATAGTATCTTTCATCGAAGCCCTAAGAGCACTCAAATCCTGATCTCCACCTTTAGCCAATCCTTGTGCAAGATTATCAATGGATTTAGAGACAAGAACATCAGAGATACCTTGATCGATATTCTGACCACCTTGTTTAACACCCTTTGACAAAGCTTCCATAAAACGACCTTGATCAGGGGCATCAAGATTTTGGACGATTGAGTTCTGAAAAGTATTCTTCCAATCATTAACTCCCTGTCCTGGTCCTAGACCTTCACCAAATTTCTCCTTATTCATACGGATTTCACCCGCAGTAGCCAGAGGTTTGATTTGAGCATTATCACGCCAAGTAGTTACGTAATTAACGTACTTCTCTTTGGCATCATCAACCATCTTGATCACATCCCCATCACCATTGGCTTTCAAGAAGTCAAGCTGATCGTTTAGGATGTTGTTCTGGATATCACGTAGTGGTTGTAGTTTAGGGTCTTGAGGATTCTTGATCTTAGAAATCTCTGCCTGTACCTGACGTTTAACATTCATATACATATTAGAGAAACTGGGATCAGAGTTAACTTCTTCAGCAATCTTCTTCAAGAATGGATCGTCAGTCCCACCATTATCTTTGATGATCTGTAACAGAGAACTAGGTTCACCCTCTGCACCAGACTGAGCAATCTTTTCATAGGCTGCATCAGTGTCCAATCTCATCTTTTTGAGACCTTCATACGCTGGTTCAGACAATGCATTAATACGATTGATCTGTCCAGTATTAGACCCAAAAGGGTTTGCAGACATAGCTTGATCTATGATGGTACTCATCTCAGGGTCACTGGTTATGACACTATTAGCCTGTGCCTTAGCATTTTCAACTTCTTGTGTCTTATTTGCCAGTTGGTTCTGTTCGAATTGGCTAGTCATATCATTAGACTGTTTTAGTGTACCAAGTCCTGTATCGGCTCGGGCTATCTCAGAGGAAACGATGTCTTGAGTTTTAGCCAGACCCTTATCTGCCGCTTTACCCTTAGCGATCTGTGCATTACCGAGTACATTACCAGCAGCTTCTTGACCCAGTTCAAGACTACCAACACCACTCTGGGCATCAGCAGCATCACTAAAGAGGTTATCGATCTGGTAGGCACCCTTAGCAGGGACTTCATTAGAGTTCAGTGCAGTACGGAGTTGAAATAGTCGATTAGAGGCATCATCAGCTTGGTGAGCTACCCAATCGTTAAAGTCTTTAGCACCCATGACTTCTTTTTGTCCAGCATAGGCTGCTTTGAAGTAGTCTCTAGCAATCTCTTGAAATGCGGCAGGAGTATCCATCTGGACTTCTTTCCCAACACCAGAGAGTTGAAGATTCTTTACAGAATTCCTCTCTAGGGCATCAGCCATAGTCTTGATGTTGAAGGCTGCTTGTTCAGGAGCAAGTCCTACAACGTTAGGATCAAGCCATGTGAATAGCTTAAGACCAGCAGTAGTATTCGACATAGGCAGACGAGAGCCGATATCAGCACCAAGGACATTGATATCTCGGAGGCCACCAAAGGTTGGTTTAACGAACTTATTGGCAGCAACATTATATACTGCACCAAGAGTATTCAGAGAACCCTGAATGATAGGAATGTCTAGGGCAAAAGAAATATCCTGTGCACGTCCCTTATCAACCCCCCACTTTTTCTGGATCCACTCAGGAGAAATAATACCCTGAGAGTCATTAGGGGCTACAGTAGCTTCTGCGAGACCGAAGGATAATCCAACGAGAGATGTCTTTGTGATGTTACTTGCAACTGCAAGGGCCTTTTGAGCACTACCCGTACTTTTCAGAGTGGCGTCATAAGCCGTCTTAACCATCTGTTGAGTCGTAGGAGACAACATGGTAGCAGCTTTCCCTGCCAAACCTACAGCCTCGCCAACTGCTTTCACAGGACCAGCGATAACCTTAGGTCCGACAATGAAGGTGGCCATGTCATCTGCAAACTTCTCACCAGGACCAGTTGGGACAGTCTCAGGAAACTGACGACCATAGTCACCTTCAGAGGTAAACCTAGGCATTTTTCCCTTACCGACATCAGTTATGACATCACCAACACCACCGATAATGTTCTGAAGAACTTGGTAGCCCATACGGACAATACCATCACGATCCGGTGGATCAACAAGATACTTTGTAGTAATCATAGGCTGGTTATCAGGACCAACAGGTTGATTCGGATCAAAGTTAGGATTATTGGTAGTTTGTGTTTGCACACGTTCAGTCTTAGCAATACCCATACCACCAGGATCAGCAGCGCCTGTATTAGCGTACTTAGTAGCCATCTCGTCAGCACGTTTATTATACATATCGACGAGTTCGGGTGGCATCTTTTGGTAAGGTGGCCATGCCATGTCGAGACTATACTTCCCAGTAATATGACTAGGATTAGTAGGGTCTGGTATCGGTAGATTGCCCCAAGTGTTACCAGAACTATTCTCATAATCAGAGAGTGCCTGATATTTAGGGTCATTACGGATAGGATCATAAAGATCACTTTGGGATTGTAGAGTTGGATCTCTCTGAGGCTCAGGGAGGGGAGTATTAATCTCCTGTTGCCTCATAGTATTCAAATCATTCTGGAGTCCTTTATCAGGATCAGGGGGCATTGAATACCCTTGGTCCCAAGGATTGAGTGAAACAGAAGGAGCCTGTGGAGTCACCTCGGGTGCTGCCTGATAACCGGAATCCCAAGGATTTAATTCTTTCTTGGGGATAGCAGGTATAGAGCCCTTCAGAATTTCATCCTTTAGGTTGGTCATTATTTAGCTTCCTTCCAATTAGATTGATTTGTGTCATCCCAGGTTTTAGGGTCATTTGGATCCTTGGGGCTAAATACGAATTTCTTCCCACCAGCACCATCAACAACTTGTCCCGGTCGGAAACCACGAGTAGATGTCGGAGCAACTACAGATGGGTCTTTATATTGACCAGTTTGTTGAGCACCCTGTTGACCTGCCTGAGCTTGACCGTAATCAATTGGCTGTCTGATTTGCTTGAGGTAAGCAATGAGTTCTGCTTTGGACTGATCATCCATGTTACCAGAAGCAATCATTTCCTGCAGTCTAGGAACAGAAAGACCTGGATCAAATCCGTACAACTGCTTGAAGTTCGAGACCGATGGGTCTTTGTTCAAGGATTCACGTCGTGCATCGAGATTGATCAAGGTGTTAGAGAGGGCCTGTTGAACTGCCGGAGCGACTGTGTTCCAACGGGCATCCTCACCACCAACCTGTTCAAGCAAGTGTTCATAATCTTTATCAGAAGTCTTAGACGCCGAGAGACCATTGGCAGTAGATAGGTTAGAGACAAGAGACTGACGAGCAGAACGGTAAAGAGCAGCATTTATGGCCGTCTTCTCATTAGCAGGAGATGTTAGAGTAGCATTAAAGAAGTCAGACAGAGCAGCAGCATGGTCAGAGACATCCTTTTCGAGGGATTCTACCTTACCTTGTTGCTTATCTGCATTCATTCTCTGTTCTACCATCTGCAACTGGTTCCATGCAGCGCCTGCTTCACCCTTCATGTTATTGAGGAATTCGACAGTACCGCCAGTCCACTTAGTGACAGCAGTGGGGTCTTCCCTAGCGATCTTAGTCATGATGTTGGCAGAGTTCAGGGCTGAGATATAGTTAGCACTCGCATCCTTAACTTCCTTAGAAGTCTGACCAAACTTATCAGTGACATCATTCAATCGACCCATAGTAGTAGGGTCAATAATCCTGAAGTTACCAGAGATCGGTACACCCTGTCCGTTATTGGCAGTAGGGTCGGTTACGTTATAAGTCTTCCAACCACCAGTTTCAGTGTCAGGACGAGTTTCAGCATAGACGAGACCACCGGGAGTAATACGTCCCTGATCATCGAGGACGACACCCATCTGTTGACCAGTCTTACCTTGTGCCTGAGCATTGGTACGAGCAGTCCAAACAGCAGCAGACTGAGCAGAATTAACTTCTTGCTGGGCCTTACGTATAGCTGATGGGTCCTTAGAAGCCTGGGCCTGAGCTAGGTTATTATAAAGGGATGCCATGTCAGGAAGGTTTTTCATGCTACGAGGATTGTATGTCACCATGTTCTGGGAGCTATCATCAGCGACCGTAGGTGTTATATTCTCCTTACGTAGGGTAGGGTCGATAGCATCAATCTTCTTATTAACGTCATTGTACTGAGGGCCATCCATACCAGTGTCATAAGTCATGGACACAGCAGAAGGGACCTGAACAGTCTGAGTCGGCTTTACATAATTCTTATTAGGGCTGTAATCACCATTGGCGATGCCCTTGTAGATAGTGTCATATTCAACACCGTTATTAAGCTGTGTATTCCAATAAGGGGCAGAGTTAGTATCACCAAATTGGGTGGCTAAGTCTTGAGCCTTCTTAGCATTTTGGGCTTCTTGTGTTTGTTTGGCAACACGGAGCTTCTTGTCAGACATAAGATTTTCCATCTTATACTTGAACATCGTGTCTTCTTGATCTTGTTCTCTCTGCTGTTTCTTTTGGTCAGCAGAAATATAAGCTTGGGCAAAACCTTCTGCAAATGTCATTTCTTAGCTCCCCTATCAGCTGGATTAGGTTGTCCAGACATAGCCATAAAACCACCAGTCATCAAATCTTGTTCCTGACCAGTCTGTTCCGTCCCTTGACCAGTATCTCCACTCTGTTCACCAGAGTCTGAAGGTGTCTGAGCATTAGGGTCGGGATCCTCTTGGTTGACAAGAGAGAAGCCACCAGCCGGGGTAGACAGATCAAGATGCTTATGGAAGTAACTACCAGTGTTGAAGTCATTCTCGTCATCTTCGATACCTAGATCGTATTCGACATCAAAACCGATACAGATCAATTCAATCATACGAGCAAGCGGACCAGCAAGGAGAAGGGCAAAGTCAACAGTCCACATACCCTCAGCCACACCTTGCATCAAGACGATCTGAGAGATCTGATAAACAGGAATCTGTAGTTCAGCCATGGTCAAGAGACCGTTAGCAACCTTGAACTTAGTGATCTTACCAGCAAGGAAGTCCATAGCACTGTTGACATCAGTATACTTCGGAGGCTGTCTCCAAGGATAGTTCTTGGTATCCGATGTCATATTTGCACCGGGGATTGGTCCACTATTTACTGTTCCCATTGTCACCCTCCTGTGCACTAATCTCAGGCTCAACTTCATCTAGAAGTTCTTTAGCCTTTGGCATAGCTTTCTTGTTAATCTTTCGGATATGCTTCTCTTGATCATCGAAGAAGGACTGAGTGTACTTCACCTTGGTATCAGAAGTTTTATCTGTGTTTTTAAAGTAGTCAGCATTATTATAAAACGATGCCACTGCCCTCTTGAAGGCTTCATCTAGATTAACATCAGCCATTAGAATATCCCACTTATCATTGAATCAAATGTCTTCGAACCGACGAAGTTACCAGCCAGAGAACCTAGTGCAGTCATGTTAGCATTCTTTGTCGAAGCTTTCATCTGCAATTGGGTTAGGGCCAAAGTAGCATCTCGGTTCTTTTGGTTTTCAGACTGTTGGAAGGCATAGTCAAGAAGGCTATCAGAGCGATCCCAAATCTGGTTAAGCTGTTGGGTTTGAAGATCTGTAGCAGCTTTAACGTCCTGAGTAGCAGCCTCAAAGTTCTGCTGATCGTCCTGCATCTGTACTGCCTGTCTCCAGTTAGCATTAGAAACAGCAATGTTATAAGCATTCGTAGCATTATACTTCTGACGACTATCTTCCATAGAAGCGTTAAACTGGTCAGCAGTCAGTGTCTGAGATGCGTTGAACTGTGCAATGTTATTATTCAGAGAAGCGTAAAACTGATCTGTCTGGTTCTTAGAGGTAGCATTGAATTGTTTAGCTACGTTCTCGGCGTTGGCATCAGCAAGAATAGACTGGATCATAGACTGGTTATTGATAACCTTAGCCTGTTGTTCATTGTCCAGGTTCTTCATATCCATTGCCAAGAAGCTCTGAGCATTCTGGACAGCAGCCTGTTGCCGATTATCTAGGTTGCTCTGTTCAAACTTAGCAAGAGTATTGGCAGTATTAATAATGGACTGCTGTTTGTTATCGAGATTCTTGACAGTTAGTGTCTGATAGAATGCAGCATCACTCTGAGCTATCGGCAAAGATGCTTCTAAGAGTGCTTGAGACATAGCAGCTGTAGCAGCAGTACCAGTCATACCAGAGAATGCCATAATCTTAGATACACTACGGGCCGTAGAGGCAGCCCACGAGGGGATCTTAGGTTCTCCGGTAGTAGGGTCTACGAACTGTGTCTGAAGGATCGCTAGCTGGCCCTGTAGGGTTGCTTTACTATCGATATAATTACCATCACCCAATTGAGCAGCAAGAAGCTGACCAGCAGATGTACTCGTGTCAATTACCTGAGACAAATTCTGAGAGGCATACTTATTGAGGGCTTCACCGACTACGTTGACAGAACCATCAGCATTCTTACCAGTAGCTAGTCCAGTTAGGTCTTCTTGCTCAGCAGTGACTAGGTCCTGATTCTTGATAGTACCAGTGGCACCAGTCATCTGATTGTTGGCTACATCAGTTTGTGTCTTAGTAGCATCATAGGTGTTGGCATCAGTTGGGGTAGCTTGATCAACTTGCTGGGCAGTAACAGTGGGAGTGTTAGCACTAACCTGAGTAGCAGCCTTTTCAGCATCACTAATCTGAGCAGCAGTACCAGTTTGGCCAGCAGTGGCAGCTACAGCAGAGGTGCCCGTCTCACCATTGATATTAGCCCCTGGGTCCTTGACTGCATCAGAGGCATAGCTAGTGACATTTTGAGGGGTGACTGCGCTATCGGCCGTATAAGTCTTAGCAGCGTCAGCTGGATTAGTCCAGGTACTACCTTTAGCTACATAGTCCTGATAGGCTCTAACACCCTCATGAGCAGCATCGGCATTACTACCTTGGGATACACCAGAACCAGCCTGTCCACTATTGATATATGCCTGCCAGTCGAAATTATCTTGTGTGTATGCCATTATTTACCCCTTAGGAGCTTATTCTGGTTCAAAGTGAAATCCACCAAACCCTTGTGTTTCTTGTAGCAGAGAATTAGGTTAGCTCTATCGGTACCCCAAAGTTTTTCTACCTGACCCTGAGTGAGACCTTTACTTCCGAGATCGGCAGGAAGATTACACAATTGAGTTAGTTTACTATCAGGGTCGAGAATCTTGGGGGCTACAATACCCTTACCTAATCCGGTTGAGGCGCATGACTGCACTACTACTGATAGCAGGCTTATTGTAATCAGAGTCTTTAGCAGCCTCATCCTCATTCTCCTTTAATTTCTTGTTCAAATCGTCTTCTGATTTCTGTAGTTCTGTAATAATTTGTTTCTGAGTGTTGATGATTTTATCTTGAACCTCTAGTTGTCGATTAAGTTCATCATCATAAATCTTTTTGTATTTGACTTCAGTAGTAGTCACACCCAAGACATACCCTTTGTGGTAGATGTAGTAAGTAACTGCACCTAGGGTAGCAGCAGTAACCAATCCTACAATCAGGTATTGTCCCAACTTAGTTTTCAGAAGGGCTAGAATCATTGACAGCATCAGTAATCTCCATTTGTTTATCTACAGGGACTGTGGTGCTCTCTAGAAGCCTGACTAAATCCTTGTGCCCTACATTCATGTAGTAAGCCACTATGGATGCAATCAAACCAAAGGCAGAGACTGCAATCCATTGAGATTCATGAAAATAGATCGAAACGAAGATAGCTATCCAAGCTAATCCACAATTTGCGAGAATTAATCTTTTAGTGTATCTTCGTTTCGATTGTCTTATCATGACAGGAACTGAGCCCTTTCCTTTACCCTACGACCTTTTAGTTCAGGTTGTTTAACCCAGACTAGGAACTGATCAGCGGCACCTTTGTAGTCTTTTGTGTTCAGTTTTCTCAGGAGTGTAGATTTACTGAATTGAGTAACACCAATATTAAATACGAAAGATACGAGAGCATCAAACTGATTTTGGGTCAGTGGAACTTTAACCAATCGATTAATATCGTTCTCTACACTTACCAGATCACGAGTTAGGATTTCATCAGACTCAGCAGAGGTGATGGTCAAACCGGGAACTACTTTGGGGAGTCCAGCAGCACTAGTGTGACCTACACCTATAGTCCAAATACCTTTAGTATCTGTATAAGCCTTGAGCTTATTACCTTCTCGTTCAGAGATAGCTTTCCTACCGATTGCACTAGTTTTCAATTTATTATCCTTACGTCAAACTATTAATCGCATACACACCACTGATATTAATTTCAGAAGTATTAGTGAAGTTTGCATTGGTGTATCCAGCAGTACCAGCACTCGCCTCATTTCCGATTTGTAGAGTGGATGTTCCACCAAAGACCAGAGCCTTAGCGGGACCCCAGGACGTCATATTAGTAGTATAAGGGATGTCTAGAAGTTGAGTTCTAGAGGCATTAAATGGGATACCTGTTATGTTTGCAGCACCGGTAGAACTACCTTTGGAAGAGAGTTGCAATTGTATACTGATAAATAATAGATTACCGATCCTGTCATAAACTCCAGCCTGTGTCACATAAGTAATACCAGTAGTACCGCCGCCAAAATTCAAAACAGGAGTAAATACATTATTGAAAGATGTGGCGGCAGTAGCCACACCCGTTAGGCCGAGGGCTGTACGAGCAGCAGAAGCAGTCGTAGAACCAGTACCACCAGATGAGACTGGTAGAGCAGTAGACAGAGATAGACTAGTCGCACTAAGAGTTCCAGTAATACTAATACCAGAGGAGGTTTTTGCCACCACGGGAATTAGTGTAGCCACATTACCTTGAGTGCCAGAGGCTGCAAAATATTCGGTCAAAACACCAGTGTTAGGATTAAATACTTCTAGATATCCAAACGTACTCTTGGCATACCTCCAATTAGTTCCATCCCAGTAGAGATTATATCCAACTGAGAGTGGAGAAGTGGAATTTAAGAACATATTACCTTGAACCTCTAGACGAGTATCTGTAGAAGTTCCAGATGTTGCCGTAGCACCAATAGTCAAAAGAGTAGTATTCCTGATAAGACGACCAGTGATAGTGGCTATATTACCAGCAGTACCAGCAGGAGCAGTGTATTCGGTATATGAACCAGTAGACGGATCAAATGTGGTAACAAAACCAGCAGTGCTGTTAGCGTACCTCCAATTAGTTCCATCCCAGTAGAGATTATGAGCTATAGTTGATGGGACAGAAGAACTGATATCGATCCCTTGTCCAGACTTCACTTGGAGATTAGCAGTCGAGGCAGTAGTAACTGCTCCACCAATTGCAAATTTACCATTTACTTCCGTTGTATTACCATTAGTATCTACAGAACGCATGTGTTCTTTGGTAGAGCCAATGAAATAAGGGGCTGTTACAGCACCACTATCGAAGAGTTTAACAGTACCTTGTGTAGTACCCGTACCATTATTATAGTAACCGTATGTATATCCAGTCGTACCCCAAGACATAATTTCTACGTCCAGAAGAATCTTTTCTGCACCGGCAGTAGAGACTTGGAATGCAGGGACAGCTCCGAAAAGACCTGTTGCGCCGATATTAAATTTACCAGTCGCCCAACCTGTACCACCAAGCGAAACAGCTTGTTTACCAGAGGCGAAAATAGTGGCTGCACCGATATTAAGAACCCATGAGGTGTTATAGCAGACAATGTCGATACCAGCATTATTAGAACCGTAGTAGGCTCCGATGGTTAGGAAACCACCATTATAAATACCCATACCGCTAGCGGCAGGGGCCCTTGGATCTTGTTTAGTACCACTACAAACTACAGAGCCGATAGAGGCTGATGCTTGAGATGCAAAGTCTACGATAATACCTGCCCAGCACTGATCGGCGATGACGGATTGTCCAACGACACCTGAGGCGGTGAGAATATCCAAAGCAGCACCTTGTTTGTAGGTACTAGCTCCGACGATATGTTCACCAGCTCCACAATTGAATCCGTAGACATAACCAAAAGAACAATTGACAGGATGTGCATTATATTGGGTAGTAACATTATAGGGACTACCAGGAGAACCATCTCCAGTATAATCAATTTGAGCAAATGCCAAACCGACATCGAAGGTGTTATAAAATTTACCACCTACGTGAGAATTGTCGGCCATAACCAAGAAACAAACTCCAAGTGCCAAGGCTAGGTCATTAGACCGTGTGGCACCAGGGACGAACTCTGCATTGTGGTCATACTTAAGGGTATCACACCCCCAGAAATTAGTAGCTGTCTTCTGGATAACAACCAAAGGCTGGCACCAAGCAGTACGAATAGATTTAATAGTGGCGCTACCAATCCACATAACATCTGTGTCTGTGACATTCAGAGTAGTGTTAGAAGTCCACGTATAATTAGAGCCAAGCCAATCCACTCTCTGATGTCCTGAAGCAATCATAGCCTGAAGAGCTGCCGTATCATCATTGACACCATCACCCACTGCACCATAGCGTAGAGGATTAGTCCAGTCTGGCATGCCTTCTTCATGGGTAGCAAAGTCGGAAACAAGCTTCTTGCCTGCTACACCAGCATTAGTATTACCTAGAACGTAATCGATACTTGCATTAACTGGGGCTGTACTAGTGACAAGACCAGTAGTGATATCAATCTTAGGACCTTCACCGACAGTACCATCATGAGTATGACCAGATGCACTATCAAAGGCTGCCTGCAATGAGTTAAATTCATTGTTAATTGGATTAGCGAGGATGATTAGTCCTGTCTGGATATCTGCGGAAGACTGTCTAGTGTATCCATTACCCATTATTATTTCCTACCTTCTACAGAGAATTCATATAATACACCCTGAATAGTGTATGCGGCATTTATATCACTTGTGGTGAATTTGAGCTGACTAGAGAAACCAGAACCCTGTACATTCTGAACTAGAACAGGAACAGGAAGATTTCCATACACACCGTCATCATATATAGAGATGTCATATATAGATGTATTACTATAGTTCTGAGCAACGGCATACGTAGCAGGATTAATCTTGTCTGGGTCTAACCAATCGTAATTAATCTTTAGGGATACAAGGATATTACCCTCGGGACGAATGAATAATCTCAATTTCCTGAGTGTTTTTCTGATACCAGCAGAACCAAAGTCGAGAAAAGGTGTGCTATAGATTGCCTCAATAGGAAATCCATTAAAACTATTTCCTGCTTCTTGACGATAGATGTTGCCATTATAATCACCGTGAAGTACATACTCTACAGTGCCTATGTAACGAGAAGATGTGACGGAAGCACTAAT